TCAAAGTATTTAATTTACCTATTCTAGCAGATCCTTGTCCTTTCTTCAATGATACTTGAACAAATTCTATACCTTTATCTTGAATTGTAACTTTACCATTATCATCCCATTTCATTATCGAATTAGGGAGTGCTTTCAATAAACCAGAAACAGTTCCCTTAGTTACAAATACTATATCAGCTGTATTTTGTTTACTCCCTTTTTCTTTATATTGATCTGGAGTTTTACTGTAAAATTCATCTACACTTTTATGAATAATTTGTAATTTTGGACCCCAAGATACATTAGGCACTTTCTTAATATCTGCACCTATCAATTCGATAGCTTGAAGAAGAAATTCATCAGATTTAGTCTGACTGTGTAAATTCTTAATCCATTCCCTACCAACTGGAACAACTTCTGGTTCCGATATTATTTTCTGAACCTCTTTCCAAGTAGGTAATGTTCTTGAACCTGAGATTTTTGCAACAATATAAACCCATGTTTCATATACAGCCTCGGCGTCTACTCCACCACCTACAGCCTTAATAACTGCATCTACATCTGAGGCTTCAGTAATATAAGTCTTGAAAGACTTCATAGATTAAAATAGATAAGGGGAACTAGAGACTAAAGGTAAGATGTTCAAGTTCCCATGTTACAAAAAAAGAGGGGAGTGGTCATGCCCCGTAGGTATGTTTCCTGACTTGCACCCTCAGATAGTATTTATATTAATTGAACTTCCAATCGGTAGTATCTATCTGATGGGCTTTGTCAAAGGCGGGCGTATCATCCTGACCAGAATCCACAATATCTTCTTGTGCTTCCTGTTCAACATCATACAGTTTCATTTTCGGTCTATCAATTCCGATAACGAACTTTTTGTTTTTGGTAGGGTCATTATAGCGGTTTTTGAGTTGCTTAACCATAATTTGATCAAGTTTTTCCAACTGTTCATTTTGGATGAGAGCGAACATGAAGTCCGCTGTAGCAGGAAGACCAAAGCTCTCACTGGTATCCTCCAATCCGATATCAGTAGCCGTAAATCCCGAGCGAGTCGTTTGTGTAGCCGATACGATTGGTAAGTTACATTCCACAGCAAGTCCTCGAAATTCTTCTGCAATCGCTTTGATATAGAAATATGATCCGACATTTGCTCCTGTTTTAAATCTAGATGATGCACAAATATTTATGTAGTCAATAAAAATAATGTCTGGCCTAAAATCTCGTTTCATTGCAAGTTCCTTCAAGAGTCCCTTGAAATGTCCTGTATGGGCCGATGCTGTAGGATACTCCTTAACCACCAGAGTTCCTTGAGTTTTCTTTTTTATTTTATCAACTGATTTGTCAAATAACTGTTCTGGTAGTTCATGCAACTCATCAATGGTCATGTCCATGAGGTTTGCATCAATTCTCTCTGCAATCCTCTCTTCTGCCATTTCTAAAGTTATGTATAGTGCATTCTTCCCCTGCATCAAGCAATTAGCAGCTTGATGGCACATAAAAAGAGACTTACCGACACCAGTTCCAGCAAGACAAATATTAAGAGTTTTATTCGGAAGTCCACCATTCGTTATCTCGTTGAAGTAAGACAAGTCGAAAGGTATTCTCTGCTCTTTTTTATGGTAAAACGCAAAACGATCAGAGGCGTCATCAATATAATCATGCCCAATAGAGCTATCAAAACCAACAGAAAGAGCGTTGGATAAAATATCAGGCAGACTAGAAGGTTGATGATCTTTGTCATCACCATTAATAATGTGGATTCCTTTAAGGACTGCAAGGTGAATGGCCCTATCTTTGCAATATCGTTCTGTAGCATCAACCAGCCATCTTTCATCAGTATCTTCAACTGCCAAGGAATCGAGAACCTTCTGAGTATTCTTCCAAGTTTCCTCATTTATATCACTCCTCTTCTCCAACTCAATATGGAGAGCTTCTTTGGATGGTGGATTATTGTATTTATCTACAAATTTATATATTTCATCGAATATTAATTGTTGTTCTTTACGCTCAAAATACTCACTCTTCAGGAATGGTAATACCTTCCGATTGTAAGCTTCGTTGTTCAGCAAGTGACTTAGTATTGTTGTCTCGATAGATGATGTCAACTTCATCCTCCTTTCTTAAACCTTTTTCTAAACATGATATTAAAATGTCTCCACATATATTGTGGAACTCTTCTTCAAACTCAAATGGATTTTCAGTAGGACTTTGAGCCACTCTAACAGTAAAATGTAGATTTAAACCACCATCTTCATCTTCTTTCCCTACTTGTACCTCATCGTAAAGATAAATTGTATCTTTAAATTTACCTTCATCAATACGAATAGCTGTAAACTTTGTATCGTCACCATCACGCACTACATACGAGTGCTTGACAGTTTCTATATCTTTATATTCTTCAGACATAATGCAAATAAGCTCCTAAAATATATTTGTCCTGACTTACTGGAATATTACCCCTATGAATAAATTCCCATGTTGCAGGAAACAGTAGTACTTTACCACATTCTGGTGAAACTTGCAAGTCTAAATTGACAAACTCAGTTTCTCCACCTTCCTCTACAGTATTAAGGTATGTAAAGAATACCAGAAAACGCCGTGCAGAATCATAATTCCCAACATCAACATGATCGTGAAAAAAACCTCTATTTCTTTCATATTTTTTCATCCTTAACGCTTCCCATGAATATTTTTCAGGCCACTGTTTGGGATGCAACTTCGTGTCTATTTTGTATCTATCCATGATACTATGAAACCGATTATACAGTCCCAGATTCATGTCACTTTGACCACTATGATCTATTAAATTCAATTCCCAAAAATGTCTGTGACCTGACATTTTGGTTTCTTTCCAATGTACTTTAGCCTGTTCCATATATTCTATAAGGCCATCACACTCTTCAGTTTCAAATATCTTCGGGTATGTCTTGATCCACTTGTCCATACATAAACTCATGTTCGGCTGCATCATTCAGTTTTTTCATCACATCTTCAGTGAAGTATTTTTCTGGATCTGCATAAATTGATTTGGCATATAACTGAGTCCCATTCATGTCATATCTATTTCCCGACCTTTGAAAAACTCCATGCTTCTCACCGAACTCCAAGAGTCCATAATATCGGTCAATTCCACTCTGATAACCCAACTTAACATCGACCATCTTATTCTCAATAGTCAATCTGGATTTCTGATTTTTACAATGAATGATATTACCCACTACCTCTGTACCATCCTTGTCCTTTTTCTTGGACAAGTAAACTATGGAACTGGCTGCATACTTGAGTCCAGAACCACCACCCATCTCTTTCGTGGGCATATATGCACCTATCACATCATAGGTATGATTAGTAACGATCAAAGGAACATTTGCACGACCTAACTTGAGAGTCAGAACACGAAAGGCAGCTTTGATTACCTGAGATCTAGTCATGTCTCTGGTATCTGATCCTGCGGCTGTATCTGTAAGTTCTTTAGTTGTTGACAGATTACCCAAAGAGTCCAGAACGAACATCATTGGTTTCTTTTCGTTCTCTTCCAGATATGCATCCAGAATCTTGATTGCCTGAGTACGAAATTCCTGTATAGTTACTACAGGAAGTATCACCATCCTCTTTGGGTCTATCCCACGATTGACAATAAGCTCTCTAGGTATAGCGGACTCAGACTCAAAATACAGAACACCGCTGTCAGGATTAGAATCCAGAAAGTTTTTGACCATACCCAATGCGAAATAGGTTTTTCCTGTTGCAGACTCTCCGGCGAGAGCTGTAATTTTATTAGAAGGTAATCCTCCAAACATTGAACCAGAAAGTAAAGAATTAAAAAGAAAACTGCCAGTATCAATATAATTATTGACATCACCAGCTGCCACCCCATCATCCACAACGGAAGCATACTCATTTCCCGACTCTTTAATAAATTGTTTTAGATCCATTATTCCTCACGATTTTCAGATTTCTCAGTGTCAAACCCATCTGGATATCTACCAGACAATTTCTTTGTATTCTCTGCAAGAACATCATGCAAATCCCAATCCATTGCAATTAGGATCTGTTGGACATACCACATGACATCACCCAACTCATTCTTTATTTTCATTCTCAATTCAGTAGTAGGCTCCTTACCCTGAAAAATAATCTTCTTTACTATATCTAGGAGTTCTCCCCCCTCTGAACAAATACCGATTGCTCCTGTAAGAATTCGTTGAGGTACATGAAACCTTGAAGTGTCCTGCAATTCGTCCAATCTTTCAATGAACGTATCACAATCCTTTGTATATTCTGAAGTTACACTATCTACAAATTTTCTATGTTCCATCACCTGACTAGAATCAGAACTAGGTGGGGAATAACTCATAGACATTTCTTTTCTCCCTTCGGAAAATCTTGCTGCCATTTGTCTCCTTTAATTAATTAAAAAAATCCATTAGAGTTGCCTGAGAACCATACGATTCGTCTATCTGCCAATGAATTGCATTGGTGATAAATTTTAAAGGCTCAACGTATGACTTCTCAAATTGTTTTTCATAATCAACATATTTTACAATGTCTAATTCTATAGGACATTCTGTAATAAACGTAAACGCATTACATTGATATGGATTGGGATCTTTCAAATGAACATATTTGATCTTTTCTCCATTTTGTATCAATGGATATTTTTTTGCAAGTTTATTATTTTTAATCTGATGATTATATACTAATGCACCTTTAACGTGCATCGGTGTACCTCTAAGGTATACACCATTTGGTGAACTCCATTTACCCATACCATTACATGACCTTGGAAATGCAATGGCCGTTGGGTCCATATCCATCCACTCTTTACGAAAATCTTGAATAAAATTATTGAGATCTTTTTCATCACCACTCATGATCAACTTGAGAGCGTCCCGAATCTTATCCCGACAAACTTGTGGAGTCGATGATTTGACAGCCTCGATGCCCATCATTTTCAATTTAGGTTCTGCATACTGCACACCTTCCGAATTATGAACATTCAAAATGTATCGTTTCTTTGCAGTCCAGATACCCTTATCGGCAATGACCTCACGAGCCATGACCATCTTCTGTTCGTATGCATTTACATAATCAGCAAGTTCTGCATACTTACCATCAATAAATGGTTCTATCTTCTCTCGACAAATTGTATCCAAAAACTGAACTGGATCTTTTGGATTGAGTTTATCCATCAGCTTCTCAAAGGTGATGTAAACTGAATCTGTATCAGATGCTATCACATAATCAATATTTTTAGTTTTCAAAATCTCATTAAAGTATTCATTAAGTGCCTGTTCAATCCACCTAATTGACAACTGACCACCATAGGTGACAGCTTCTGCAATACGAATATCATAGAACCGAAAATACTGATTCCCGACTGCACCATAAGCAGAGTTGAGTGCAATCTTGAGTGCCATCTGCTTGTTGTGCAACTTGGGTATCATATTCTTATATTTCACATCCTTAGTCTTCTCATAATTCTGAGAGGCTTGCAACATCTGTTTCTTGGTTGCACTACGATCTGTATACATCTTTTGCATCAACTCAGGAAGAAACCCATGTTTCTTTCTAGAAAACAATGCACCATTAGGAGTTATCGTTTGATTAATATTCTTGAGATCATCAGTATCAAATGACTTGTTCAACATATTATCTACGCCAGGATGAGTCTCACTCATACCAACAATCGTTTCTGGAGAAATATTATATTGCATAATGAGATGTGGATATAGACTGTTCAAGTCAAAACTCACCACCCACTTATGCAGACCCACTTGTGGTTCCTTCACATAAGCACCAGCATAAGCTTCAGATTTAGATTGTCGTTGTATTAAAGGAATCTGGATATTCTTGTCCCTCAGATAATTATAGATAATCACATCCCACATCTTCACCTGAGAATACACATCATTGTAGTTACACTTTGAGAAATAAGCCATAGTGATCTGCAAATCGATCAACTTCATCTTATCTTCTAGAGCATCTACAATTTCCACATCCTGTATGTTGTAGTCAATGAAAGATTGAAAATCCTTGGTATACCAATCACGAAAAGTCTCATAGGGATTCTTTTCCTTTTTCTTACCCAACTCGACAAAACCAATATGATCCAGAGTATAACTCTCTTGTGCAGAGTAGGTGTATTTCTGATATAATTCTAGATAATCTAATTGGGATATTCCAACAATATCATAGGCAGTATGTTTCCTGCCCATTTTAAATACTTCATCTGAAAATACAGCTCTCCAAGGGGAAAGTCGTTTAATCTCATCTTCTCCGAAACGAGATTTAATTCTATTGATCAAATATGGAATATCAAAGAATCGAGTGTTCCATCCTGTGAGAACATCAGGCATATTGGATTCCCAGAAGTTTAAAAATCTTCTGAGAAGATCATCCTCATTATCGCATTTGATGTAAGTTACATCTTCACGATCTGTATGATATCCATACAGGCCAAATACTACAAACTTTTTGGATGTATGATTCTTGAGAGTTATAGATAGAACACGTTCAATGGGATTGTCTACTTGAGGAAAACCATTCTCAGATTCAACCTCAATATCCATAGTAGCAACTAAAATCTTACTCATGTCCCATTGAATTTCCCCCTTGAAATAATCGGAAATCCACTGATAAGGCCATCGAGTAAACCCATAGACTAATCCTGGCTGATCTTTGTAAGTATCAACAAACCCCTTTGCATCCTTGATGGACTCCTGAACCACTGGAGTCAGGAACTTACCATCAAGTGTTTTATATTGAGTTTGTTTTTTTACTGGAACGAAAAGGGTAGGTTGGAATTTGTGGCGAAGGGTTGTGCGCTCTCCATTCTTGATGCCACGGACAAGAACAGAATTGCCGAATACAGTTACATTAGTATAAAAATCCATATATCTCCAAGTTTCATCATATAGTATACTCCATCAATTTGAAAAAGTCAAGACTTTTATCCATTTAACTGCATATTAGGTGATAGGACAATTCCAGAACCAAATTTGGAGTTCCATCCATCTCTGGCTCCATCTATTGGGTCTGTTATACAGATAACCCAATCTTTGGTAATTGTTACTGGACCATGTTTTGATAAGGTAGGCCAAGGAGTAAACCCTAGACCTTCTGGGGTAGGCATGAGCTGGCAAGGAGAGGTGATGCTAACAGAGTCTCCCACAACTGTTACATCACCAATTAATTCCTCACCAGACTTCAATTTTACTAATCTTATATCACTCATCCTTCTTTTTTCCTATGTTATATTTTGTTTCAAGAATCCACTCATCCTTCTCAGAGAAGGAGAGAACCTTTATTTGACTCAAAGGAGCTCTTGGTTCGGCTTCACCAACCATACCAACTAAACCCCAATCACTTAACAGACCAGCAATCGTGTTCCGTCTTTCTATATCATTATCAGTCAGACTTGACTTTTTACCATCTAATGCAAATAATTCCTTGAAATGTACAACATAGTACTTCCCCTTCTTGTGAAGGAGATGACAGGACTGATATAATTTTTTCTCTTTTCTTGATGCAACACCAATTCTTGATAATGTCTCTCTGACCTTCAGAAAATCATCTGGTTCATTCAGAGTGACTTCCAGCATATCTTCTGGACCCCAATTCAATTCACCATTACTCATTTCCACCTTTATTCAATTTGGATCGGATAAGTTCTAAGTCATCATCTGTAAGTAAAGTCAAGGCATCCTTGGCCTTCTGATCGCTATATCCGAAATATTCTTTCACTAAATCTAAATTTTTAATTTTAGAAGTTTTCAACCAAGGCGCAAAACGTTTTCTTGATCTAATACTATTTAGGAGAAAGTCAAACTGAAGTTTGGAATCTAAGTGATTGTTTACATTCATTTCATTAACAAGAAGTATCGTATCTGGATGAGCATACAATGCACGATTTACCACCCAAGCTGGATATTTCTTCTCATAAAAAGAATCTTCCATCAGATTCTCTTTAGAGTAGTTAATTGCGTTTAGATATTCTTTTAATTGAGCCATTATCTTATGTTATTACTATTTCCTATTACCCAAAAACAAGGATTTGTTGAGGACTGATATTTACTGGAATTTATCATCATATCATAAGCTTTTGATTCATAAATCCTGTCTAACTCAAATCCAACATTTTTCTCATATAACTGGTGATATGGCCAATTTCCTACATGAAAATTATAATCATAATCCCATACCATACCTTCTAAATTTTTATTGATATCCGACTTCCTATCATAACCAAATGGTTGTAAACCTACAAGTCGAAAATTCTTATTATATATACGTTTTCCTTCTATGACACCAGTAAAAGTTACTGCACTTCCACATGGAACAAATAGTATATCAACATTATCTGGTATATTTTGTACTTGTTCTGAAATCTTACCTATAATAGAAGATCTATATTGTTGGGCTGCATATCCAAACAGAACCTTAAACATAGGTCTAGTTTCTGAAAGTTTATTTAAATTTGAATATAACACATTATTAAACCCCTGAGATTCACTCAAGACTACTAACTCAGATCCCATATCTTTACACCAAGACATGGCTTTATGTTTAAGAGCTCCTTCTATACTGGTATTACCAAATCCAATAATGGAGTTGAGTCCATATTCTTGGGCAACTCTGGATACGATTACAGCTTGTGGGGAATGAATAGATGCGGCTGTAGATATTGTAGAATCACATTCCGATTTAATATAATCCAAATTGGTTTCAATTAAATCTCTACACTGTCTAATTTTCCCACCTGTGACAAAATCAGAACCATAGGGAGCATACAAATCATCTCTTTTGTACAATACTCCATTATATTCTTCAACTGGTGTTAATTCCAAAATGACTCCAATGTTGAAGGTTTTGGGAATAATTCTACAGAAGGGTCTTTACTGAAACACCAAACATTTTCAATAAAAGTTCGTTTCATAAAATCATCCATTTGTTTCTTATCAAATGTTCCATCTTCATTCTTGAACTTAGCTCTACCCTGAGGCCTTTGCATAATCCTCATACCCATCTGTCCAATGAAATAAGGATTAAGTGCAACATCATTACAGAGTTCATCACTTGACCGATATCGTTTTCCCTTGATTTGTGGATCAAAAATATTGATTGCAAGAACACCCCTATCACTCAAAGATTTGAATGAGTTTCTGGATACTGGAATGTAAAAATTATCTCTCCATGATTCATACTCATTAAACTTGGCCCATGACTGATCTTCTTGATGATCTCCACCCTTGTTGTATTCTTCAGTAGAAAAATATGGTGGGGATGTAAATGCACAATCTATATCAGAAACAGATTCCCAAGGAAGATTCTCAGCTCCACAGCGATAGATAGTAACTTTTTTAGTGCCCCGACTTTGAAATCTATTTGCATTTATCTGAAATACAGGATCACCCTTATATCCTAATATCCGTTCATATTCCCTACATTCATCAATATATCTATTGAATGTATTAGGATTAGGATCACACCCGATATACTCTTTGGCATTACTGGCAAAAAATCCACACAAACGATCACCCCAACCACAACTGGTATCTAATACTTTAGTTGCATTAGTCATTTCATAGATACATTTTGCAACCAATGGTTTGAACTGAGTTGCAATATATGTTCCAAGACGAAATGCAGACATATAAGAGCTTTGATCTAAATTACCACCTATAAGATTTCCATCTTTATCTTTCTTGACATCATTGATACCTCTCCAAATAGGACCAAGACATTTCCATATATCTTTTGCAGAACCATTATTCCAAACATCAATAGGGGCCTTAAAACCATAAGATCCACAATTGAGTCTTAGATCTTGACAAAAATAATTACTTGCAGTATTAAATTTATTAGATGCATCAATCACACCCAACCCATGAGTTGAATATGGATACTGATAGTCATCGAATTTCTCCATGACATCTGCATCTAAAATTAGGGATTTGGTATAGTTTTCTTTTTTAAGCTGTTTAAAGATATTTTCCATATCATAAACAGAAATATTCTTTAAAGGAAAGGGAGGCCTTTCAGTTGCAATAAAAGTGGCAAGAGTGTCCCGAAAAACCTCTTTGCCATACTCTGCATTTAAAACTTGAAAGTGACCTTCTTGGATGATAGGAAGACCATCTGAATTTGTATGGTCTTTTAAAATTTGATATAGTTCACTTGAACTTTGCATTTGACATTATCTCCACTAAACAAGCCATTAAATTAATTTCTTGATCTCCCACAAAGGCCGACTTGTATTGATACTCAGCAATATTCAATATAATAGCAGGGATTGAACTAGGATCACATTTCTCATACAATTTATCGTATACCTTACGATACACTTTTTGTGGGTCATTATCAAGATTATTCACAACCCAAGATCTAACTTCTTTGAAGTTTTTGGTCTTGAGAGCTTCAGCCAACTCATTCATATTGGCATCACTAATATTTAGCAAAATGCCAGAATCAATATTTCCAGATACAGAATATCGTTGAAGTTCATTCAGAACTCTACGAAAATCTGGAAAGTGTTTCATGATCAGTTCTGCAACAACTGGTTCCTCAAACCCAATTTCATTCTCTTTCAAAATGAAATTACAACGTGTAAGGAACTCCCCAGCCATTTGTCTGGGATCAGTTGCAGAATAATCTATGACTGCACAACGTGAATGAATCGGTTCAATAATCCGATTTTTGAAATTACAGGTGAAGATAAAAGAACAGTTGGAAGAGAATTTCTCAATGAAACCTCTCATGGCGGGTTGCACCGAATCTGGCGTCATGTAGTCAGCTTCATCAATGATGACAACTTTCCTACCACCAGACATGGATACAGAACTACAGTATTGTGTAAGTTTATTACGAAGAGTTTCAATCAATCGACCTTCATCAGATCCATTGATAATCATGTAGTCACAATCTAATGACTTACACAATACCATAGCCGCAGAAGTCTTACCAGTGCCGGCACTTCCACTCAGAATAAGATTGGGTATCTTACCCTGACTAATTATTTTACTAAATGTAGTTTTGATACTCTCTGGGAGAATCAAATCATCAATTGTGGAAGGTCTATACCTCTCCACCCATAATATATCTTTATTCATCAGCCTCCGTAGGTGGAAGATGACTCAGTAGCGATCCAATATTGGAGTTGATTTTGCGAGAATCTTGCGATTCCTTTTGATGAGATCTCAACATCATAGTCGCCAGGAACCATCTTGAGATTTTCAATTTTGAAAACAAACCTGAATGTTCTATCTGAAGATTCATCCAGATTGACATGAAAGGTATCTGTAGAATCATTATTTGTGTCCATAGCTCGGACCTTCATTGGTGATCCACCTTCTACAACAATCTCAGGAGTACCAAGGACATTTCCAGCCTTGAGTAATTGAGAGAGTGTATCCTGTGTCAGTTTAAACCTGACTTCTGGATCTGGAACTGTTATGTTCTTTTCTGGTGGAGTTACAATCATGGAAGGATCACAATAAACATAATCTAAACTATATTTATTGTTACCTATTTTGACCGATTTTTCACCAAACTCAAAGTCTGGATCATCAAAGAGTGAAGCTGCACCAAGAAACCTATTTACCTCATAGATTGCGAAATCTTGAGGAAATGTAGTTTCCACTTGAGCTTCTGCGAGAATGTTTTTCTGAACTGATACAGTTCTCAAGGTATTCCCACCCTTGACTTCAATAGACATATTAATGTCACTAAAGTTTTTCAATGTATTAAGTGTTTGTTTATTTATTTTCATATTGTCTCATTATTAAGATTTGGATACTTATTTAAGTATTCTTTAGCATAAGGATATATTTCACAAGCCTTTTCAGGATTATCTTCTTCAAATATCGTTATGTATTTCCAAGCTTCATCTCTTGTTTTAAAGAAACTACCACCTATCTCTTGATCGTTTTCATACTCACGAACAAAATATTTACCACTAGTTTTAGAACCAAGAACTTTTTCACCTTGTTCAAGAACTTCAATTGTCGCTGTTTTCATATTCCCTTTCATGGATTGATAAAGCAATTATTGCATAATGAATGACTTTCATCAAGTCGTTTCGGTTATATCCACTCTTCTTACCATATCGTTGGGCATATTTTATAATATTACCAATTGCAAAGCCTAAACCATGACCTGCATCTATAATAAATTCGGTGGATTGGATTTTTCCAGCAGCATAATGTTGGTCATAAGTACCATCAATATACTGCTGAATTTGTTTGAGAAGTTCACCTTCATCAAATTTATAGTTCATATTATCTCATAATAAATCGAAAAAGTCAAGACACTTTTTCCAAAGGGGCATCTTTATATGAAAGATTTGAGTCTTTTGATTGGATTTTCAAATCAGTATTACTACCACCTTGTGATTTAGGAATAATATGGCCTCTATGAAATCTTTCTCTCAAAATTTCCGTACCTGTTACTTTTCTTCCCTTATAATCAGTAGGATTTTCATTCCACAACTCTTCAATAGAAGGCATTGCAGATGTATCTAGTTCAACTAAAATTTGATCTTCTATCAAAGTTGCTTTGATAGATTGAAGATACTCAGAGAATTTTCGGATTCTAGTTTCCAAATTTTGTTTACCATATTCCTGTAAAGCCCATGGCAGATAATATGGAACCTTTTCTTTTTTTGATTTCTTAGGATCTGTAGGATGAGGAATGGCCATATAAGCTCCTGGCTCTTTTTTAAGTTTAGCATCTGCTAAAATAAATTGAGAAACAAACTCAGTCTTTTTTATGATTTTCCAATTTGGTAAATCTATATCCTTAAATTCTTTAGGATGATCTAAGGCATACCTAAACATCACATAATTTCTAACCATCATGTGCTTATAAGATTTACTTTTAGTTACCACCATAGCAAATTCTCTTAGATATTTTTTCAAAAGAGTTACATTTTTTTCAGATACAACAAACCCATCAATACTATCAAAGTATTTAATATGACCAATATTTGAGTCTTTCTTGGGTTGAATTTTACTATCCATCCAAATTAACATTTCAGATATAAATTTCTCATGACCATCAAAATCTAACTTATAACTAGAGCCTAATTCTAGAAAAATTCTATCTGCTAATAATCCATCAGATTCTAATACTTCTAGAATTTTTCGGTTATGTTCAGTAAAATGTTTAGTAGCTCTTAATTTTTGCCAATCACTCCAAGCAACATTTGAATTCTTAGCTATAAGTGCAGCTGTAAAAGTTTCAATATCTCCCTTTTGGGCAAAGGCCACTGGAACATACAAATTCCTAATAAACACTTGAACATTAGTAGGAAGATCTTTAATTTTCTTACCCGATAAAGATATCTTCTTATTAGGTGTAAAATCTGTATCAGTTATAGTTAATTTTTCCACCCCAAAAGTTATTTCATTATTTAAAAGTGGTACAATAGCCATCAATAGTCTATTTTGACCATCAATAGTATAATACTCTGTACCTCCTTTTTCATCATTTTTAACTTTATTCAGAACTTGTTTAATATTAGTTCGTTCTACATCAGTACTTGCATCTGCAAGATTATTCTCTAAAGAACGAATTACCAATTCGATAGGAACAAACATAAAATAATCTACATCTGCATTTCCTTTCAATAAGGAATGTAAATATTCCTTAACCCTTTGGTAATCCTGTTCTTTCCAAGAATCCTCTTGAATTCTTCTATTTAAGGTTCCAGCCCTTGAACCTATTTTACTATTTGGAGTTTCTCTCGCTGGAGTACAATATTTGTGTAATTGATCTAAAGTCCACAACTCATTTGTATCCCATTTACTCGCACCATCCACTATCAAAGTCATATTATTCTTTCATTTAGATTTTAAAAGGATATCTTAACATAGAAAATCTCAAATGTCAAGACAAAAAAGGGGGTATTTCACCCCCCAAGTTATTATTCAGAAATGATCTTGATTGATCTTTTCTCTTTACCCTCTGGGACAATTTTAGACATTGAGATTTTCAACATTCCATTTTTCATGGATGCATTATCTACAATGACATCATCTGCCAGAGTAAACTTTTTGGTGAATTTACGAACAGCAATACCCTTATGAACATACTCGGGCTCCTTACTGTCTTTAAAAGGTTCACTATCTTTTGATGAGATAGTCAGGACATTGTTGGCATAGTCAATATCCAGATCTTCTTCCGAAAATCCAGCGACAGCCATCTCAATATCATAACTGGTTTCATCAGTTTTAATTATATTGTATGGGGGAAAATTCTGATTTCCTTGAAAGGAATCAGTAAAGAAATCAGAAGTAATCTGATTTAACATGGAGTCAAATCCGACTCCAAACTTGGTGATCCGAAAAGGATCAAATTGAGCTTGCATAACCATAGTATCTCCTATTTAGCAAGATTAATAAATGCACCCCCGAAGGCGATGCGAAAATGGAGTCCAGAGCCATTCCAAACTCCAAATAACTATTTATACGATTAAAAAGGTATCTCTGGATCATTTTCTTCAGAATTTTCCTCAGAAACTTCCTCTAATCCCATAGGAACCTTGACATCCTCATCGACTTTGGAATACAAGTCCATAAAGGATGCCTTAGTATCCTCATCAAAACGATTGACACAAAGTTCAATCGCTTTCATGCGATCACCGAAAATGGCGAACGCTTTGACGATATGATCCAATCGGCGAGTTGAAATCAACTCATCGACAGCACCTTCATAGAAGGACTTACGGATAACTTCTGCCCAAGTGACAAGTCGATCTGCAAATTCGGCCTCGACTTTTCCATACTTTTCCATCGAACCAAGAACAATCTTTTTCTCAGTTGATGTGGCAGGATAGGGCTGTTCCATCGTTACAGGAAATCTTTCGAGGAACGCCTCGTTTAAAATGTTAGTTCCAATAAACCGACCATCATCAGAACCTTTACCTTTTGTGTTTGCAGTCGCAATGACTGTAAACCCTTTGGCGGGCTTGATGTATCGGTTGATCTTCTTGATGTAAATACCATTACCTTCAAGAACAGGCTGTAAACACATGATCTTGTTAGATGCAAGGTCAATCTCATCAAGGAGAAGAACTGCACCTTTTTCCATTGCTTGTGCAACTGGACCAAGATTGAATTTGGTTTCACCATCAACCAGACGAAATCCACCGATCAGATCATCCTCATCAGTTTCAATAGTTACATTGACCCGAACCATTTCTCGTCCCAACTCGGCACAAGCCTGTGAGACATTCAGAGTCTTACCATTACCAGATAGTCCAGTTACAAAGATTGGGTAGAATATCTTTGACTTAATGATATTCTTGATATCCCTGTAATGACCCCAAGGAACAAAACCTTTGAATCGATCAGGAACCATTTTTTCTACATCAGTAACCATCATAAGATTAACAGCTGTTTCAGGCACAACTGGCTCTACAGTTTTTGCACTTTCACTAAGCACTTCTTCTGTAATACGATGAGTATTACAGGTTTCAGTACTTTCCATAACAAATTCATCCAAAGATGGAATTTTATATAGACTTCTACCAGTTCTAAAATTATCAGTAAACCAATAAGGATGGGCTATACCCAATTCACTCATAACAGATTCAACATCAGATTTACTAATTTCAGAACCAGTTCCGAATTTAGTGTAAACATGATTCAAAAATTGTTGACGCTTTTCTGTTAGTTTCATAACAAATCTCCGAAGGAGTTATCAAATTTGAAAGAGAATTTATTTCCTCTCTCAGTCTCACATTTATATTTTACTATAAGGAATCTCAATTGTCAAGTCTTTTTTTTTAAACAATTTTCTCAACAAATTTATTTAGAAGGACTCGATTCAAAGTCTTATTCCTCATGTGTTTCATGAAGGCTTTTGCCATTCTACCTTTAGTCATATCAGAATTGACTTCCAGTTCTTCAGTTTCCAGTGCCATGTTTCCAGTTGGTATGACATAATACTCATCATATCCAAACTCATCGGCAAGGGCAACCTTATTCTTACGAAGCTCAGCACGAACCTCATCAAGATTTTGATTTGGAAACAACCAACGCAAATCATTTCTCCTAATAGAACCATTTCCAGTTGATTGGGCAAGATAGAATCCAACCACATTACAACCAGTTCTGGCTTTCAGCATTTCAAGATGAGCTGCAGTTTCAGAGGCAGTATCTCTACCCTTCATTTTAATCTGCTTTTTGGTTACAGGATCTACATAGTGTTTTACTGAATTCCACTCTGAAGAATCCGTAGACCAAATAATTCTTCCAGTAGGTTCTCTTCTATAATTAGAACCATACGCCATTTCTTCTGTTTCCACTATTTTTCCACCATCATTGTTAGATGCACCATCAGAAATCACAACTACATTCAAGTTCTGAATATTGTTGTCTCTGCGATACTTTGGAACAAAAGTAGAAAGAGTGGCAATGGCTGCATTTAAAGGAGTTCCACCCAAATGCATTCCATCTGGAAAATGAGGTCTGGCATAATGAAATTCTCTACCTGTAAGATCCATATACTCACTAAGCAGGTGCTTACCAGTATAATGATCATAATCCATTCCACACATTTGAATGGTAGTGAATGTAAGATAATGAGCCATTCTTTTCAGTTCCATCTTGGACATTCTATCTGAAAAGAGATTCAGAAGAACATGATCCGAAACTGCAACATCACCTAACTTGTAATTAAAGAAAGGATCATTTTTATAATCACCTCTATATTCACCAAAGGCACATCCACCTTCTTTATCTTTAAACCAAACATTCATACCATGATCGGCAAATGCAAACACTTCAAACTTGATTCCTGCTCTCTTACAGAACCATACAATCTGCATCAACTGTTTGAATGCATCATGGATAATTCGACTCATTGAACCAGACCAATCAATCAGAATGACCAGACCATGATTCTTACCATCGGGCATAACAGTGATCTTTTTGAAAAGATCTTCATTATACTTGTATGAATGAACCTTAGTCATATCCAGTTGACCAGTTTTGGCAATGGAAGCTCTGACATAAGAATCAGCAGACTTCTTCATCTCAAATTCCTTCAACATATAGTTGATTGTTTTCTGAGATTCTTTCTCAAACTTGGTAAGATACTTGTATGAAGCACTCATCCATATTTCAGAATTAGAACCACTATAAGTATCAGGTATAAATTCAGCATAATGATTTATAATCGACTTATAGGAAACCAAATTCTTCAGAGTAGACTCAGGAAGATTTGCATACCAATAATCTTTTCCATCATTTACGTTCAGATCACGTTTGCGATCTTCCCATTCAATAACTGTATCAGCTTGCATGGTATTGGTAGTTGAACCCATACCAAATCCACCATTACGACTTATCTCTTTAGGAGTTCCATCTACAGCATCAGATTCTTCTTCTTTTTCATCAGAAGGATTTGCTTCTTTTGCAGCTTTGAATTCTTCTGCTTTTTTCTCAAATTCTTCCTTTAACTTTTCTGCAAGAGCATTTCCAGACTCAGATCTTTCAGTAGACTCAGACTCAGGCTCTTCAGTGGACTCTTTGGATTCTCCTTCCATTCCAGAGTCACCATCGGAATCTTCTTCTCCTTCCATTTCAAAAGGAGACTCACCAGCCATGTCCATATCTAAATCATCATTTTCACCTTCATCAGACATATCATAATTAAACTCACCAAAATCATGATCATCATCAAACTCTGAATCTTCCATATCTTCAACATCTTTGCAATACTCATACAAAGCACGAGCTGCATCAATGGCATCTTTGAAAGTCACAGCTTTCTTACAGAGATCATAGATTTCCATCTCTGAACTGGAAAATTCTAATCCAGTTGCATCACCGATTTTAGAATGAAGATTAATCCTATCGGCAAGATTGGACTCAGAAATGTCTCTACCAGCTGTTCCAAAGAAATTATCCTTATACAACTTCACATAAGCAGTCTTGAACGCACGGCGTCCGCCAGGATACTTGTCCTTAATTTTACGTTCAATCCGAACATCCTCAGTCACATTGATAAACGACTTGGGCAGATCATCATCATTATCCTTGTTGACAATCTCAGCCCATTCTTCAGGATCAGTCCAAAGAGCATGACCAACCTCATGAAGTGTCATCATATCATAAGTGTCGCCAGTCATATTCTTGAGAATCGGTAAACCCAACTCACGATTTCTGGTATCGAAATATGCAGTAGGCATATTCTTATGAACTACCGAAATATCTTCCGTTGCCAGAAGTTTCGCAAGTAAGGTTTTGACTTCTTTATTTACAGTTTCCATAACTCTCTAAAAATAGGTTTCTCTTAATCATTCACTTATATTATATTATAAGGAATCCCAATTGTCAAGTCTTTTTTATTTCCTAAGATCTTTCTCAGGATATTCATAATAGTATGAATTCTTTCTCAACTTCTGAGATTTCTTAGTGAATTTACATCCACATTCACAATGTCCTTCCAGTTCAAAACCCCTATTATGAATCAAATAGGATTTTCTGGATTTGATATCTTGACGATGGGCTTTCCCATCTTTCCTAATTCTCATAGGAGATTTGTAATAACTGTCAAAGATATCACGATCACAATGAGGAAAGGGATCAACTTCTTTTTCTTCTTTCCCATAGACCTTAGGCCAATGGGATTTTTCTACACCTAATAGTTGTTCTGCGAACACTTCTCCGTGTTCTTCCAGAGCTTCCTTCCAAATTTCTGAAGGATTCTCAAGATACTCAGGTTCATCATAGAATTCCCACTCATAAGGATAAGTGGCGGACCACATTCTATCTACATATTTCTTTTTTTCCATTATTCCCACTCCTTTTTGAAAGAGATTATATCATTAAGTTCTATGAAGTCCTCATCGGACATATCATTCCAACCTTCAAACAACATCTCTTCAAGAGCAGAGATTGACATTTCCCACAAAAGGGCACAACCAACTGCATCACGCATTTTAACGATTAAATGAATACGCACAAGGTCCATCATATCAATTTTTTCCATAACATTCCTTTCGTTAGGATTGAGAAAAGCAATTTTGAGTTTCGATTTATTTTTTTGTAAAAGTTTCTCTCTCTGGGCGGTCGTGCTACTCCCCCACCCCCCACTGACGGAGGGGCTCCGATCATCAAAATTCTTTCTCTCTCAACCTCACATATACTATTATCTCAAATTTTCACATCATTGTCAAGTCTTTTTTTTCTTCTTCTTCTTTGCAATCTTCTTTTCAAGTTTCTCCAATTCTATCTTCTTTTCCGAAATCATTGCCTTGATTGCCTTATAATCTCGTTTATCATAAAGGGAAGCTTCCATACGATTGGCCAATGTCTGAGCCTCTTCCACAAGAGAAGGAAGATATGAATAATTATTTGATTCTGAACAAGTTCTCATTTCTGCGAGAACATCACAAAGATAACGATTTAGACCATAACTCATAATATACTTTCTGTTAAAAGTGGCAGACCACCAAGGAATCGAACCCTGACCAAGAGATTTGGAATCTCCTATTCTACCATTAAACTAGTGGTCTAGATGGCGGCTCGTGGGAGAATCGAACTCCCCTCTCTGGCGTGACAGGCCAGTGTCCTAACCGATAAACGAACGAGCCTCTGGTAGGGAAGACAGGATTTGAACCTGCGGCATCTACGTCCCAAACGTAGTGTTCTACCAGACTGAACTACTTCCCTATTTCTACATCATAATGGACCATCTCTACAGCTGCAGAATATCCATTCATAATATTTTCAGAAGAAATATCCCTGAGTTCATCAAAAACCCAACCTTCTTCTTCTGTAGTGGCGATCACCTCACCAGTGAAGTGTCCACCTACATCAAACACAAAAAATTCTTCCATATTAACCTTCCATATTGGTATGATACTCTCTCATACCTCTTAATAAATTACGAATTTCACTAGAATCAAAACCATAAGATGATCTCAATCTTTGTTCACAACGAACTAGAATTTGACGAACTCTCTCTTGAGAGATTCCTTCATCAAATCCAATATCATGTAAAGATCGACTATCAGTATATCCAGTATACTGATTCAATCCATATCGTTCCCGAATGATATATTGTTCTCTATCAGAGAGATTTTCAAGAATTATATCAATATTATCTGAAAGAACAGAACTATCAAACAATTCTTCTTGACTAGATTCTGAAGAAGGAATATCTTCAACATTCATGTCTACTTGATACCCATAATCCATCAAATCTAATTTTGTACGACTCATAACAAGCTCCAAAGGAGGTTTCTAATTCTAGAAAGGATTTATTTCCCTTCTTGATACCATACTTATATTATGACCTAATTTCTGAGATCCGATATTGAATGGGTCTGGAAACCAGACCCATTGTTTTCTACATCACCAATGAATCTTCAAGTTCCCAATGTCTCTTTTCAAGAGTTTTTTCCACAATAACAGAAGAGGTTCCAAACCTTTTTGATCCGTATCCAGACCAACTCAATTTTGTAAATCGTGACCAACCTGTATAATGTTCGTTCACAGACCTTCTCTTTGACTTACCTTTTGACATCCAACTCATAACAAATCTCCAAAGGAGGTTTACATTCAAGCAAGAGAACTATTTCCCTCACTCACTCAACATATACCATTGTATAAACTTTTGGGGTCAATGTCAAGTGTTTTTTTAAAAATTTATCGGATACTCAAAATTATTGGAGTGGATATTCTCTGCAATCAATTTTGCACCATTACTCAGGTGAAACTTCATTGCCATATCAGTTTTGGGGCTTAGCGTTACCATTCTCTTAAATCGCCAAGTTTCTTGGATAATGTCTCTTGCTTGCATTATGAGTCTCCTTCCATATCCTTTTTCCAGTGACCATAATGTATATGCAACTGCAACTGGGCCACAGTTTGCACTCAATAAACATTCTTCATCGGCAGGAACACGATCAATGTAGACCATGCAGAGATACGCCATATTATCTAGATGGAAAACTTCTCTAGCTGGAGCCAGTCTAGTCTCTGCATTTATATGTGGTCTTATAGGATCGCCTGTTATAATTCTACTAACTTGCTCGTGCGAGCATATCTTTTCCATGAGCTCTCTTGAGTTTAAGTTTTCCTCGTTTTAACTTTCGTTTTGCAATATTTAGATCCATTCTTTTTGCTCGACTTGTAAAATCTATTCCATCCATGTGATCCATCTCATGTTGGAAGACTCTACACATCAGACCCTCAAAGGTATCTGAATGCTTTTCACCTTTCTCATCCTCAAATTCTACCTCAATCCAATCTGGTCTGCGAATCTTCACAAATAAGCCAGGATAAGTCAAACAACCTTCCTCTATTGTAACCACATTCTCAGACTCCACTACAATCTTAGGATTGAAACAATTAATGTAATGTTCATTATCTCCCATCACAAACACTCTGTATGGAAGACCTACTTGATTTGCAGAAAGGCCTATGCCACCAAAGTGTTTCATAGTCTCAACAAGACTTTCTGCAATTTCTTTCCTACTGGTATCTGATATATCACTATCAACATATTCAGGCATTGGGGTTTTGACCATAGGATGGTCTGGCTGTAAAAGTTTATATATCATGCTTCAATTAATTTGCTAAAGTTATTCTGTTTCTCAAATTTCATAATACTTTGAAACTTGTCAAACAATATATCGCCTTTGTGAGAAATCACAAATATATTTTGACTCTCAAGTTGATTGAGAATCTTCAAAAAATCATCAGTTCCAGATGCATCAAGGCTGGAATCAAACACCTCATCCATAATGAGTAGATTGGTATTGGTTGAGTTTTTCAACCTTGCAACCTCTCTCCATGTGAACATCAGAGCCAAGTCTATTCTCATCTTTTCACCTTCTGAGAATGAAGCATACGAAAAGTCATCACGATAACGAGACTTGATTGTTTCTTCAAACTGTTCATTGAGGTGAAAGTTCACATAGAAATCCAGAACACCCAGATACTTTTGAATCGTCTGGTTCATCACAGGAAGATACTGTTTGATGATTTTTGATTTTATCCCTGTATCATGCAACAAATTTTTACAAATGTCAAGGTAAAAATTTTCCTCTTTCAGTTCCTTCGTTCTGAGATCTATCTCTTCTATATTCTCCTTCAAACCTTCTATCTGTTTTTTCTGTTCGTCAGTCTGTTCCTTATCTTTGGTTAATTGATCCAGATAATCTTGGCACTTAGTAGCCATTTTCTCTAATGCATTGATCTCAGCATTGTTCTGTTGCATTTCAGCTGCAAGACTATTCAGTTCTGAAAGATTGGTAGTCAATCGTTCCAGTTCCGTTTCCATCTCACCCATCGCATTTTGATACTTCTGAGATTGATCTAGTAACTCTGAGTTTCTGAGTTTCTTGAATGACTTCTTAATAGGCTGTTCACATACTGGACAGTCATCATTCTTTACAAAGAATTCTCTCTGTTTATCCACTTCAGACTTCTTGGTTCCTACTTGTGTCTTGAGTGTTTTCAGTTTACTGGTATCAGTTTCTACAGTTGTCTTGTGGACTAATGCAGCCTGAATCTCTTGATTTCTATCCTGTCTTTCCTGTTTAGATTCTAAATGGTTATCCCTCTCCTTGGTCAGATCTTCCATCTTTTTCTCTGCATCATCTTCAACCTTCTTCAGATGAGACTCCTCAACTTCCAAAGTGCTCCTGTATAAAGACTCCTCTAACTTCAGTTCATTGACTTCAGACTGAACCTCTTTGTATTTAAGCTTCAGTAGAGTGTTCATCAGAGAGAACACCTTGATATCAAGAATATCTTCTACCACCTCTCTACGATGAGTTGAAGATAACTTCATGAAAGGAATGAAACAGGAAGACCCTAGAATCACTACTTGAGTAAATGACTTGTAGTTCAACTTGAGTATCTGTTCTTCCAGAACTTTCTGGAAATCCCTTGAATGAGCCTCTTGATCCATAGGTTCACCATTCCGAATGATCTCAAAGATATTCGGCTTGATTCCTCTACGAACCAAAAACTCATTGGTTCCTATCTGGAAATCCACCTCAACTTCTGCACCACCAGAATTGATAGAATTTACCAGTTGGTTTTTCTTAATTGGTCTGTATGGTTTTCCAAATAGAACAAAACACAATGCATCAAGGACAGTGGACTTACCAGCTCCATTCTCTCCTATGATGAGTGTGGTTCTAGATCTATCAAGAATGACCTCTGTAAATTGGTTCCCTGTTGAAAGAAAATTCTTCCAACGAACCTTTTTAAAGTGTATCATGCTTCTAAATCGGCTGCTTCAATGTATAATGATTTTAATTTGGTCTTGATTCGTTCCTTGTCGAGAGTTGTCTCTATCTCTTCAACATACCGATCAAGAAGTGAAAGTGTATCCTGAGCTCCATCCACAATGTCATCATGAACAAAATCGGAGCTCAGGTCTGAAAAATCTTCAACTATCTTTAAATCATGTAAGGAAATCTCCTTATACAGTCGATCCAAAAATTTGTCGTATGCATAATAATCATTTCGATTCTCCACGAACACCTTAACATATTTCTTATCAAATTTGGTTATGTCAAATTCTACATAGTCATGCTTAGTGTCATCATAATATATCTTCTCAAACATGGTATACTCGTTTGGAATGAACTCTAATTCCCTAGTTTCCAAATCGAAAGTGTGAAACCCTTTTGGATCTCCACAATCTGCCCATGTCATTTCGTAAGGACACCCCAGATAATAAATCTGGCCATCATTGGATCTCTTATGGTAGTGTCCACTCAGAACCAGTTCAAAGTTCTTGAACAATTCCTTCTCAAATCCATGATCTGAAACCACCCCAGAGTGCATTTCAAATCCTCTGACTTCCAGATGACCCATACCAACTTGAGCTCCTGACTTGAGAACCTTGGTAGTCTCTGCATAGTTCTCGGCAGTGATCCAAGGAATGATTGCAATATCCTGTTTCTCAATAGAGATCACTTGAGGTTTATCATACACATACCAACAAGCCTCACTTCCAGGCATGGGTAACTCATTATAACAATTTACTGCAAGTGTGTTCTTATAGTAAATGTCATGGTTTCCCACTATAAAATAACAAGGCAACCATGTTCCCATAAGACCACCTATGAACTTCTCACGAAAATCCATGGCCGTCTTATAGTTGATAAACTTCCTGCGATCTAGACAATCTCCCAGATGCATGACACCACAAATATCTTCAGAATTTTCCACTATGTATGGAAAGAACTGATTTTGATAGAAGTCAAAGAAATAGTCACTAAAAACCTGACTATCGTTCCGAGCCCCGAAATGAGTATCAGTAATGATTACGAGTTTCTTCATTTTTTAACTAACGCATCAATGAAGTCCTCTAACCAAATTTTACCAGCTCCTGCTTCAGATTCTTCGATTGAGGCTTCAATCTCATGCAGCTCTGTAGCTGGAATATTTGCAGTGAAATCTGAAATCATTTTCTCGACCTCATCTACATACTTTTCAAATTTTGTCATAATTCCTCTTCTATGAAATTTTCAATCCCTTTTTTACGCCGTTTCTTTTTGGGCATACTTTCTTTTGGAAGATTATCCCTCAAGAAATCAATGTAAGTGTTATCGTATACATCGTCATCATAATCATGGACATCATGAGTCTTCAATGTATCGTTATCTATAATTTTCTGCTTAATTGCAGTTTGTTTCTTTTCTTTAGTAATTCGTCTAAGAAATGCATAATAAATTATTTGAGTAAAATACGCAAATGGATTTTGTGATTTCTCAGGGTTGAAATTCTTAGCATATTGAATACAATTTTCTATACCATCTCCAATCATCTCCTCTCGATAAGTGTAATTAATAAAATTTGGTCTATACGATAAATGAGTTGCTATCTTGTAAAAACATTCTCCTATGTACTCAGGTATAGGAGGAATCTGTTCTCCTTCAGATTCAGCTTCATTTACTTCATCCTTCCAATCTAACATCGCTGCTAGAAATACTTTATTATCCACATAATGTGGTTTTTTAGGTTTTTCACTATTACTCATATTATACTCCTTTTTTTGAAAATGTCAAGTCGTTTATTTTTGTCTTGACTATTGAGAAAAAACCATGTATACTTTGTATGTTCAGGTTCAAGTTACATCTCTACCTTATGGATTTCATAGTCGAACTCCTCTTGGTTGTAGATGCTGATCCTCTCTGCAAAGTGTTTAATGGTGTGATTCCGACCATCGAAATCATCAGCTATATCATACAATTTTGCATTCACCTTACTGTCATGCAACCTTAATCCCCTACCTATTGATTGTAGATTTCTGATGCGAGACTTATAAGGACTAGCGAAAATAATGTTATGAAGATTCCTAATATTGATGCCAGTACTAAATACACCAAAGCTGGCGACAATAATCCTTCCATTTGTTTGTTCTGTAAGTTTTCTGATTCCTTCTCTTGTTTCGGTATCTGTGGCTCCGTAAACCAAGTGAACATCATTTGTTTTCTCCTTTATTAGCTTATATAATAACTCTCCATGTTTTATTAACGAAAAAAGGACGAGCGTGTTACCTTTCTGATCTACGCTTAAATTACGAATCAAATTATTTCTCTTTGGATGCTGGGTTATATACTTAATTTCATCTTGATATTTCCTTATTATACACTCTTCTTTTGAATAAGTCAAGACAATTCCTGTCACTTTTATATCAGAAAGTTGTTTCTTATCAATGAGTTGACGAGTTGTAGTAACCTGTTTTACAGGCCCAAACAACCCCTCAAGTACTAACCTATGACTCTGTGTATCGTTTAGAGTCCCTGTTAAACCATATTTAAACTCCGTACTTATTGTTTTAGACATGATCTTCTTGAGAGAATCAGCCTTAAATGTATGGGCCTCATCCCCAAAGATCACTCTGAATTTTTTAAAATAACTCTGAGGTTCTTTATATAATGACTGCCATGTTGATATGTAAACTATTTTCCCCTCAGCTTGTTTCTCTCTACCTGAGTATATTCTATGACAATAATAATCTGAGTTCCATCCATACTCTTTAAAATCAGAGAACATCTGTTCCACTAGTGAGGTAGTAGGAACCAATAATAACATACAGTCTTTGCCTGGGTCATGCAAAAATTTCTGATAATATCGAATCAGTATATAAATTATAAGGGATTTGCCCGATGCAGTAGGACTAACAAGGAGGCTGCGGCCAGTTCTGATACTATGATGAACTGCATCCATTTGGTAATCCCTAATTTCATACGGAATCCCCAATCTTGAAATAAACGACTCAACATTTTCTTTGTGAATTGAAAGGGGCGACCAATTTCCCCCTGTTAATGAATATGATCTTTTTTCTGCAAATTCTCTGATATAGTTATATAACCCACTGTAAATTTGGTTAGTCCTAGTATCAAATAGTCTTATCTTACCATCCCAAAACCTGTTCTTGTATGCAGGCATAAACTTAGCTTCTGGGATATCAAAACTGAAAAATTCATTCAGTTCCCTCGCAATACTTCTTTCACACTCCACTTGAAGATAGACTTCATTCTTCTTATGTAATGTGATATCAGATTCCAGCCTCAAACTTTCTCCACTCTATCGCATTTTTGATCTGAAAGGATCGGTTTGAAATGGACTTAACAACTTCTTGAAGATATTCTACTACAGTCTCATAGTATTCAACCTTTCCCTTGAGTTCTCTGACTTCTTCATCAGCCTCAATAAAGGTTCGTTCTTCGTCTTTGGTTTTTAATTTTAATGGAAAATCTCCCTTCTCCTTATAGACTTCTTCTGGAGCCTTACCTGTATAGTAGATCCATTTGTTCCTTTTGAGAACTGCAAAATCACCTTGAGTTTTTTTGAGAAGTAGAGAATGCTCCGTAAGAAGCTGTAGATATTTTGAATGGAGTGAAGGGATTCGTAGGGACTCAATATCTAACTCCATATCGTTGATCTTGAGATCCTTTTTTACTTTATCTTGTATTTCAGTTAGTGTCATAATGTAGTTTCAAGTTGAGTCGCTCAAGGCACCCAAGTATGTTGTCGCACATGAATCGAGTGGACTGATTTATTGGAAAATCTGTCTGAGCGACTCATTACTATTTATGTTGCATTTTTAAACTCATAATACAAATATCTGAAAGATGCATCAACTCTAATATATTCCACATCAGAAGTATCAGTTGTTAGATCAATACCACTCAAACTAGTAGGAAATATATCCCTAAAATGGACTTCAACTTTTGCAATATTTTTAGAGTTATAAAAAGTCATCGTTGCATCAGAATATGCAGCTCCTTCAGATAAAGTTACATTTTGTCCTGCTTGATTAGAATAAGTCATTCTAGAAGCCCCTGGCAGAACTGTATTTACTTTACTCTCAGATAAGACATCAGAAAATTGAGAATGTTGTTTTGGAAATCCAAGACCAACCAACCATTCCCACATTTCTCTATAATTCTTTAATTCTTCATCTGCAAGAAACTGTATATTCAAAGTGTCAAATGTAAGTTTATCCCCAGAAATGGGTATATCAGACATAGGTGTAGGAAACTGAGCTTCTCCCAGAGTAATGCCTGGTATATTTGCATTGGTGCAAAACCAAGTGGTTAAGGGGAGTCGATCAAAGTTAATTCTCCATTGATTTGGAGAAGCATAATCGTATGTTGTGGGTTGACTTGCATCGGCCATAATTACCTCTACAAGTATTTAGGTGGGTTTGAAAGGGGGGCCTCTTTTACCCCCCTCCCAAATATGTGATTACATAATGTTTGTAACCTTGGCACGCCTGTAGTAACAGTTGTCACCTACACCAAAAGGTGTGGAGTCTGTTCTGATAGCTCCAGTTGAACCGACTTTTGCGAATGGATTTTCTGCCATTCCGTAACGTGTCTTGAACGCAATCCTTGGTTGGAAAGTGTCTTCAGAGACGGCACGAACCATTTGCAATGGAACGTATGGGCAGTAAAACAACCCAGCGTCATAAGCAGATGCACCACGATATCCGGCAACATACCAATCACTGGCACCATCGACAGCCGATGCATAAGGATCAACATAGACTTTAATTCGTCCGTTGATTGTACCGGCAAATGTGCTTCCTGTTGGATCAACATTCAAGTTAGTTGACATTGCAGGTGCATAGTCAAGTACTCCAGCCATTGACAGAGCAGATGCTGTGTCAGCGGAACACATCAGAATGTTTCCTTTTCCTCGGCGAGTTCTAATTCCGATTGCATTACAATCTTTCTCAATTTGGAAAAGTAATCCTTTGAATTTTTCAACTGACCATCGACCATTAGAGTCAAGATCAAGATTGAAAACTCCACCTGAGGCTGTACCTTGAGCACCAGTTTCGGCAGTCAAATAAATGGTACGGATAACTTCACGATTGATCTCCTGAAGAATCTCTTGACTCAGAATGTTGGACAACTCGGACTCAGCATCCAGACCATGAATAGCTTTCAGGTCTTGTGCGAGTTCCATTGTGTAACCGGCACGCAAAGCACGTGAGTTAGCAGTTACAGTTGCTTTCTCAATAGTAAATCCCATATCTTGGAAAGCAGTTCCACCCGATGCACCATAGGCTTCTACATTTGCTGTAGTATCACCTGGCTTTACGTTGTAGTCACCAGGAGTGTCTACACCATAAATGTCTGGTGTACCGGCTGCATTTGTAACAGGGGCATTTCCACCATTCAGGGCGCCTGGGTTTGTTCCGGCTTGGTCAGCGGAATATGTGGAGTTTGATCCAGAAGTATTAGCTTCGTCATGAAGTACTTCGGTATCTCCTGTAGTTCCACCACCGATTCTCGCTTTCATAGCGAAAATAAGTCCTGTAGGTCCACTCATAGGTTGGACACCGCACACATCGTATGCAATGAGACTTGGCATTGCACGGCGGACTAATGAAATAAGAACTGGGTCCCAATTGGAGATAGCTGACCCTGTAGACATATCAGCTTCTTGCAACATTTGGCGAGACTCTTTCAGTTCTCTTTCTTGGTTTTCCAAGACAACAGCGGTAACTGCACGCTTATAAGCATCGTTGATCTCTGGGAGATCGGGATGATTCAAAACTGGTTGCCACTTCTCTTGGAGTTGTTCTGAATTATACATAAATTCTCCTTAAAAAGTATTCAGATTATTTTTTTGACCGCTTAACATCTTTTCCAATTGCACTCATATATTGTGCCATTGTACCAGATGTTTCTACGGGCGTTTCGGATTGTCCTTCTTCAGTAAGAACATTTTCAGTTTTTACTTCAGAGGTTCCAAAATAGCTTTCTCTGATTGTTTGAAGTTTACCTTTGTAGGTTTCTTCATCAGAAAATTCTACATCCTCAACCAGACTTTGGAACTTCTCAGTTTCAGTATCAGTCATCCCATCAGCAACGGCAGAAATCATGGACTCTTTTACAAGTTCACCCTTCTGTTTTTTCAACTGGACATTTTCTTCCATCTGTTTGTTAAGTTTTTCCTCTAACTCTTCGATCTTCGTCAAGTTAGCTTCCAGAATGTCATACTTCTCATCTGGAACATCAATATAGTGGTCTTCAAAAAGATTCTTCAGTCCACTAATGAAGTCTTCTGCAATTTCACCTTTGAGTCCACGCTCAATGGCTAATTGGTTGTCTTCCATCCATTGTTCAACAACGTAATTCATGTAGTCATCAACCTTCTCAACTATGTCATTCATTGTTGATTCGGCCATGTCTTCCATTACCTTGTCGTTTTGTTCTTGAATTTTTTCAAGTTCTACACGGACTTTAGATTTAACTGCACTTTCAAAGATTGTTGCAGCTTTTGTCTTAAATTCTTCGGAAAGTTCTTCTCCGTCTACGAGAGCGGTGACATCATCAGAAACATCAAGTCCATCAACTATTTGATCAATGGATTCTTTCTTGACTTTTTTCTCTTCTGATTCTTCTTCACCATCTTCGTCATCATCATCCTCATCTTCCTCTTCCTCGTCATCTTGTTCTAAGATTTGAGCTCCATAGATTTTGGCAAGATCTTCTTTCTTCAGACCTTTCATGTGGTCTACAAGACCTTGAAGAATTTCCGATTTCAGTTTAGGCATCTCTTTGATTTCCTCAACTTCCTCTTCTACTTCTTCAGTTTCTTCTGCAGCCATAGGTGCAGTACCTTTTGTTTTAGGAGCAGAGGCAGTAGGTCCACCCTGTGGCTTCTGCATATCGTGTGGTTGTTGTTTCAGTTTAGAATTACTGCCCTTTGTTTTAGGAGCAACAGCTTCCTCTACTGATTCTTCCTCAACCACCTGTTCCATCTCTTTATTGAGTTCTTCAGACATATTTAAGTCTCCTGAGTAAATTTGTTAATTATATTTATAAAATTAGAGTTTTGAAAGGAACGATTCAAAGGCTTCTGCCTGTTTATTTGCGGATGCAAGTCTATGAATTCGAGCAACTTCAGCCTCTTTTATGATGCCGTTGTCCCAAATCCACTCCTTACCTTCCATAATTCCTTCCACAAACGCTTCAGGTGCTGAAGGATCTGCAACAATATCCCCTGCTGTCGCAAGATAAAAATCATCTTTGACATAGTTCGTGTTACCCTTCTTTTCAAGTGTTCCCATTCCTCTACTAGAGACTCCAAGTTTTGCACCAGCATTTAGCAATTCCTTGACAATCTTCCCATTAGGAGTATCAAGAATCTTTGCTTTCCCGACAATATTCTTACCATCGGGCACCAGTTCCTCAATAAGATGAGAAACCCTATCCAGATTGACAGTTGGTCCTTCTGGATGACCTAGTTCTCCGAAAGCTCGTTTCTTCTCAACCAGTTCTTTGTTGTATCTTTTGACTTCTTTTTCCAGTACACCAAAAGGATAAATTCGACCATTTCTATTTTTAGTCTCAGCTTGCATGAAAACCCCTTGGATTTTCATATCTTTACCATTCTTCCCTTCGGTAAGGATTTCAAAATCATCATACATTTCCGTAATTAATTTCATAATTCCTCTTAGTGTATTTTATGGACTACAAGTGTAATTAATCCATTAGTAAAATCTGTAAAGGTGACTCCTATATCAGCGGCATCAGAACCCCTAAGAGCAACTCCAGAGTTCTTGTAATTGATATGTCCTATCAAATTAGAACCACCACTTCCATTTCCTACTAATTTTATTGCATCAGTTCCACCTCTATCAATTACAACTGTACCAGTAGCAGGAATATTGTAAATTATTTCCACTATTCTTGCACCAGTTAAAGCAGCTTCATCAGAGCCTGATCTTAACTCAGCAAGAGTAATCTCTCCGTCATTTGTATCTAAATGGAGAATAGCTCTATCGTATGAGTTTTTGTCTATTGTGTTTGCCATAAGTTATCCTAGATTGTAAGCATTTCTTTGTCAAAATATTTCATAATATCCTTTTCTTTGACACCATTTTTCTTGGCGACCTTTGTTACAGTCTTATCAAATGTACTCAAAAAATCAGCTGGTTTTTTCTCCAAGGTAATATACAATTCATCAACTGCCGTCTTCATTTTAGGAGTTAATTTTTTGTATTCTGCTGATTTTTTATGTTCATCCTTTTCTATAACATTTTGATGAAACTCACTAAACTTCTTCACCGGCATCTGCATCCTGTGGCACATGGTGCTTAACTAAAGTGTTTGCGATTTCCACTCGTTTTAAATCCAATGCATCACCAACTTTTTGAGCAATAACTTCTTTAAATGCACCTTCAGCCTCAATCTTATTGTCATCTATCAAGGCATTTATCATATTTGGTATAGCCATAATTTATCTCCGTTCTATGCTATCAATTTGAATTTGTTCCTCCTCTGGTTCTTCTTCATCCCCAGGCGGTTGAGGTGGACCTTCATCATCTCCTCCCTCATCATCAGCATCAATATCTGGTGGTGGTGGTTCCGAATCAATAGAATCTTTCATCGAATCTATCTCATCATCTGACATTCGGAAAACGTGTTTCTGTACATATTCTTTAGAAAACCATTCACCGATATAAGGTTCTATACTATTTAGTATTTCTAATCGGTCACGCAACAAATCCATGTCACGCATTTCTGAATAATGACCATCTCTAAGATATGTAAACCTTATATTATCCCTAATTGCAGGCCAATCTTCATCTGTTATCACTCCTTTGAGTAATAATTGGGTTTTTAGTAGATCAAAAAACAGAAGACTGAATTTTCTTCTAAGTTTTTGGACAAATTTAGTGAATTTGACCTCATCTCTTGTAATTTCTGCACCTCTACCCAGATTGAAGCCTGGACTTGGTTCTTCTAATCGACTTGCAGGAATATTAAGAGATTTGTAGAGTTTATTTCGGAAATATAATATATCTTCAACTTCACCAAGATTTTGTCCTCCTGGCAGAGTAGTAATTTCCGTACCCCTTCCACCTTCTCTCCTTGGAAGCCAGAAATCCTCCAACATACTCATTTGATTTCTGTCATCTCGTATCTCACCAGTTGCATTATTATATACCAGTTTGTTACGATATCGATTCATGACATCTTTAAGGTATGTCTCAGCTTTAACCTTTGGTAAATTACCAACATCAATATAAAATATTCTACGTTCAGGTGCTCTTGCAATTCTGTAAATTACAACAGCATCCTCAATCATTCTGAGTTGGTTTACTGGTTTGATTGCTTTTTGAAGGTAGGAAAGCACCAAATTTTTCTGAGGATCATGCAATCCCGATGGAACATAACAAATCGAATCTTTTGCAATTTTAAAAGAGCCCGCTGTTGAGGTTGATATTCCCTTTTCGTTATATAAAAAGTATTCTTCTTTTATTTCTAGAGTTGGAGATCCTTTTTTTGTAGCCCCTCTATCAACTTTTCGTACTAATTTGATTTTGGTTGCATCAACGTATCGTAATTCTGCTATTCCCTGTTTTGGATCTGACTCATCTATAATCTTATGATAATGTAATCTTCCATCAATATACCATCGTCTGAATATGTCATGGGCTCTATTATTAAAATCTAATAATCTTATGATTTGTTCAAACTCAGATTTGATTCTATTTCTGATTTTAACAGAAAACGGAACTGCTTCAGATATAATAGAAACAGAATCACGCAATTCTTCTGTATTGACAGCCTCATTAATAATATCTTCAATTGCTAAATCACATTCTGGATGTTCGGCCGTACTTCGGTATTTACGAATAAGATCATATTCGTTCTTAGTCTGCCCTTCTATATCTAGAAATTCGCTGTAGAATCCAGCTGTAGTAGTTGCGCCCGTTTCAGGTTCAGGGAGAACAAAAGTTGGTTGATCTCCCTGTTCCTTCGGCGCTCGTGTTATTTGAAAACCAAATAAATTCGCCATAAAACTCCGTAATCAATATTAAATATTTATACGGATTTTTAACTGGTCGTATCGGTTTCAAAAAATTGGTAGCGGTATGTAATCTCAAATTCCTCTACGGCATCATTAGTATCGTATCCCAATTCGATAGGTGCTATCGTCAATGGCCACAATCCTCTGAAGGTATAGGACTTAATTACTGTTCCAGCACGATCCAGTTGATCAACAAACGCATCAACTTGGTAATCGGATGGATTTTCCAGACCACTATTATCTGAAAGAGCATTGATTCCATTCATCCAACGCTCGAAAGCATTACGGATTGCGAAATCTGTGTCATTCAAAATTGTAGTTGTCCATGTTTCAAAAGTTCGATCACCAGCAATATACAGGGAACGACCTCTGAATGGAACAGCAACTTCACCAAGTGTCATACCTGGCAAATTAGTTGATCTACAAAGAAACGACATAACTCTCGATTCTCCACCCACAGCTGCAAAGCCTGGGAAAGGCATATTTACTGAGAACTGATTCGCTCTTGCACCACCACCTTTTAATGTTGCTTTAAAATCGTTAATATTTGCCATTTAGTCCTCCTTACGCCCCAACTACTTCACTGAACGCAACACCAGTTTTCGTGGCGATGAAATTCAGAGAAATAAAGTTAATAGACCGAGCAGGCTTGACGTAAATATCAGCGACAAACTCGTTACGATCAATAACCGAGCCGGGGTTATTGGTTTCGTCACATACTACCAAGAAATCGGTGACACCTCTTCGACCTTGCACATCTCGCAAGAAAGGTTCGACCATATTCCTGAATCCAGCTCTTGTGAACTCATCATTGAACTCAAACAACTGAAATTTAGCAGCAGTTGAGATAGCTTTCTCAAGAGTGATAAACAACCTTCGTACATTGATTCTATCAAATGCACTTGGTTTTGATTGTGCAGTTTTATCACCATAAAGGACTGTTCCTTGGCCTGGGAAAGTAACAATTGGATTGATTCTTGCACGATAAAGAATGTCCCTATTAGCTTTCTGTGGATTATAGGCAAGTTTTACAACTCCCCTAATCTGACCTCGATTAAATCCCCCTGGCGAAAACCAAGGATCTGCAACCAAATCTGTTCTTGCACAAAGTCCGGCCATATCTCCGTTCAATGGAATCCACCGATAAGTGTCATTATACTTATCGTATGTGTATTTCCATCCACTATCGAATACTCCGTAAGATGTAGATGTAAGTCCATCAAAATATGATTTTACATTTGATGTTTGCGTTGTTTCATTTGCAACATTGACTACATCTGCAAGTTCTGGTGAAACGAATGCAACTGCATCTTTACGATCAGTACACATATCCATTGCGTTACCAGCTTTTGTTGCATCTGCTACTCCACAAATGAACATATTTAAATCAACAGTTTCAGTGTCCTTGAAACGATCAATTCCATCTTTTTGTTCACCAGTGGTCATAGTGTAAGAATCAACTCCACCAACTAAAGAAACTGATGTATTAACTTCTGCAAGTGCAGTAAATAATGTTGATCCTTGAGTTGAAATGTCATTACCATATCCTGTATTGGCAGAAGGATGATCCATCCAATAAATGTAACTAGAACCACTATAAATTGCAGTTGCATAGTAATTATCAGCACCTTGAGCTGTTTTAGCATCACTCAATTTTGATACTGCATTCCATTTTTCCAGAATCTCTCCTGGCGTTCCTGTTATTGAACCATCTTCATCAATTATGATAATATGCATTTCATCAGCAGTATTGACACTAGAACGATCTTTCACATAATCAGATGTTCCAGGCGCACTATCGAATTGATCATAATATTCCCATCGTCTGCGAACATCAGCTCCATTCGCAATAGCTGACCTTACTCCACCAGCAGTATTTGCAGTGCCATATCTTTCGATAGTTAAAATATCAGTACTAATAGCGGTTACTTTATATTCAGAACCATCTGCTTCAAAAAAGTGAACAATATCACCAACATTAAATTTTGCACCACCATCTCCATCAGAACCTCCACCATTTGCAAGTTCAATAGTAGTATCACCAAGCGCTGGACCATTACCTACAATTCCAGCACCAGAAGTGAAAGTTTCTTCAAACTCTGATGCACTTGGACACATAGAAACTTTTAAACTATTTCCCCATGCTCCAGCTGTTCTTGCGGCCCATTGACCGACATTTGCTTCCCCACCATCATATGGTCCACTTGATGTACCATCACCATCTGAATAGTGGGTGTTATTCTTAATCAAAATCGCTGTTCCAGAACTGACTGCATTCTTCATTGTTGAAGTGGAAGGTCGAACTACTCTCAAAGAATTAGCATAACCTAAAAAAGCTGCACCGGCCATCCAATCGCCGGCGTTATCTGTTTTAGGTTTCCCAAAAATTGAAACGAGTTCTTCTTCTGATGCGATAGCTGTAATCTGGTCACATGGACCTTTAGCTGCAGCCATCACCATTCCAGTAATTGAAGTTGCAACAGCAGGAACTACGTTTGTTAAGTCTTTTTCTGTTACCTGTACTCCAGGCGAAACTTGAAAACCCATTCCTGACTCCTATAAGAAGTGTTATCTCCTATATTTAGACATTTGATGTTTTTCAGAAGGGTCTTTTATAACATAAATATGTTATTATGACCCATTATGAGAAATACAAAGATACCATCAAAGAAGGTGTAAAGAAAGCTCGTAGAAAAAGGGAGATTTGGATCAATGAATATCTTGCCGATAAACATTGCAAATATTGTGGGGAATCAGAAACGTGTACGCTTGTCTTCCACCCTGACGATCAAAAAATCAGAATCTTTTCAAGATCGAAAGGACTCAGAGAAGGACTCAGAGTACCGATTCTGGAATGGATACAAAAGAATATCATTGTATGTATGAATTGCAGAAGTAAATTGGATAATGATATAGAACTCTCACCAATCCTCTAACCATTCCTTATTTGAATGAACTACAGGAGAAAATGTAGATCCATATTCGTCTATAGATTCTCCTATTTGTATACCATCTTCATCATGAATTCCATCTAATACAAATCCAAAAGGGGCCATGTCCTGTTCTACTAGTTCCTCTTTTTCTTTCCAGAGTTGTTGACGAATATCCATGTTAGTCAATTCTTTAAAATAAGTCTGATCGGATAACCAACCAAACAGAACCATACACATTGCAAGATCATCTGTTGAACCTTCATCAGCTTCAAAAGATTGTCCTTTAGATATGAAAGTGGTCAATTCTACAATGGTATCAAAATCCTGTATAAGAATCTTATCCCCCTCCAACATGGTCTTGAAATTAGAACATCCAACCTTCTTGAGGGCCTTAGTTGTTCTTACACCCAACTGTGCCTTCTTTCCAGAGAAACCACCTCCTGCAATTTGACCATTTCGACCATGCATAGTAGTCATAATCATATTATCATATTCTAAATCAAACTGAAGTGCATCTGCAACCTGTCCTCCAATATCATTGATCTCTGTTAAGACATAGGCTAAATTATATGCATTTGCTAATTTATGAATAATGGTAGGAAAATTCATAGGTTTTATTTCATTATCCCTATAAACTGCAACCTGTCTATAAGGTATATCTGAAACATCCATTACTGTAAATGCAGAATAATCACTATTAATACCTCTTGATACATCTGCAATTAGAACATAAGAATGTTCTGGAAGTGGATTTTCATAGACTTTCAACCCTGCATTAACCTTCAAAGGCTCTCTATGAGTCAATGCTCGGAGTTTTGAGGGATGTATGAGGGTATTTACGGACCCAAGAAACTCACATTCAAACTCCACGTTGAACTGTTGTTCACTTGTGTTCTTGATAGTTTCTTGTTTCCACTTCTCATCTCTCCCAGGCACCTCACTCCAATGTACCTCAATAGGAATATAAGAATTTCTACCATTCTCAGCATCATTCCACATCTTGTAAAACATATTCATTCCATGTGGAGTACTTACCATCATGACCTTGGATGTTTTACCAGAGGAAATTGTAGGATAGACTGAACTGAAAAACTGTTCGGCTATGTTATTAGGAACGTAGGCAAACTCATCAAGAAAAATGATGTTGTAAGAACCACCTCTGACTGCACTTGAGGATGTTGCACTTGCAAGAATCTTGGAGCCATTTTCCAGTTCAAGAGATCCCTTGTTCCAAGTCATCACCCCTTGTTGCAACCACTTTGGTAGATGCTCGTATGCGAGTTGTAGCCTTCCTAAGAGATCCCTTGCGACTGCGGCTTTATTAGCCAAAATGGCCACATTAACTGTAGGATTAAACAGACAATAATGCAGCAGATATGCAATAATCGTTGTGGATTTACCAGATTGTCTTGGGAGTTTACAGATAGAGAAACGATTGGTATGAAAGGTTTGAACCATGTCTCTTTGAAAAGGATAGAGATTAAATGGAACAAGGCCTTCATCAATACTTACTATCTTAATATAGTTTTCGATGAAGTATGCAGGGTCATCCTGACATCGAGCATACTCAACAATTTGTTCCTGCGTAAACTCGATTTGGACATTCGCTCTCTTGAGATTGGGATTCCCAAGATATACATTATCAGACATTTTTTATTTTAGTTGTCTTTTGAATATATCTTTCTAAGTTCCATATATCATCATATCGCATAATAGGAAATCCATGAATAGTATCGCCATCCTCATAACTATGAGAATATGCAGGAGTAACGTGTACTTTATTAACTACAAAATTATTTACCACTATTTCATCCCATTGTGATTGTTCTTTACCCTTTTCATATCTAAATGTCCTATTCATTGCATAATCATAAAACAACGATTGTAGAACTTTAGAATTTTTCTTCATCACTTTCTCTATTCCATCAAGATAATCTTTAATGGCCATTCTAAATGCGAAACCTCGTGTCTTGGGCCTTTGTGAGTTAATATTAGTACCAATCATTTCCCATGCATGGAATGGATCTTTCTTTATGTCTTTTACACTCCCTAAAATGGGATCTGGCTCTATCCATTCATCATACTCATTAACAAGTCGTTTAAACATACTAATTAAATCTCTTTTCATTCCTACCAATTTTTTACCACCACCTAATCCTCCACCATCAATACCTTGTCTAAGCGTTTGAAATGACATATATCTTCTGCCAGAGTTATCTACTATAGTATTAAGGTCATCTGGTCCAGCCACAAGAATGTCACCAGTTAATTCTGCAACAAAACCACCATCAGTCTGAATACCTGACTCTAAAAAATAACTATCCATATTAAAAAATGCAGATATTGATTTTTTTGATTTCTGCATCTTTCTTAGTTGGTCTATACCACTCTCATCGGTAATATGAAATACCTTAGAACGTATTTTATCAGGCCATAATCTTTCAATTATTGATGAACCTAATGGTATCTTCACATCATCAACTGAATGTCTTCTAAAATTAAATAGCATAGAAGACAAACTACCCTGCCGTAATACATTTTCTGAGATAAAAGATTTAAATGATTTTAACATCCTCTCTATTGTTATTTAGATCGTTTATCCTCTCACTCCGACTGTAGCACCTACAGATCGAATTTTCATTTTTCTAGAATTAGATCTTCTCAATTTTCTGAGTAGACTTTCTTTTCTAGTGGAACCTTTGAGTCTACTGGCCTCTGCTCGACCTCGATTTTTAGACTCATCTTCAAATCCGACAATCTTCCCTCCTTTATGAGAAGCATCTTTTCCATCACCATTTCCGTAAGTTCCTTTATCACGATTAAACTTTACAAGAGCCGCTCGATATTTTATTCTCTCAGGAGATGATTGAAACTTCTTGTATTCTGCTTTATAGTCTCGTTTTGCAGATTCTATTGCAAGAACCTTAGTTCCATTTCGATCCATTTTAACTGATTTAAGACCAAAATGTTTTTTGAGATGTTGAATAACATCAGCAACAGATAACATTTTATTCAATCCCTTCAGATAAGAATTGATCTGCACCAGTGAAACTTTACTATCCCAATATTCTTTAAATGTTTTCATTTTTTACCTAATGCTTTCAAGACCTCTGCTTGTCGTTTTGCCAAATCATCTGCTGGGTTAGATTTCTTCTTCGCCTCACCAGCGTCTTTCTTTGCAACATCTCTAATATACTGTTCCAAATTATTTCTAGAAATTGGTTGAAACTTCAATTTATCTTTTGTTACTTCATCCTTAAAGTCATTAAGCAAGAAATTCTGTCCGTATGCAACAATCTCATCATCAGGGCTCCAATTATCACTGTCATCTATACCAAAGACCTTTTTGATTTTAAAATTATTTACTACAATCTCATCCCAAGCCTCTTCAGTTCTCCTCAGATTCAAATAATTTGTCAACATTCCTCTGAGATGGTTTGCATTCTTTTTATAGATTGATTCAACTCCATCCAAATAATCTTTAATAATCAAATGAAGGGTTTTCTTATCATTTTCTCTAGCCTTCATTCCAAGATTCATCCAATGAATATAATATCTACCTTTCTGAAATCTAGGGGTACTGGACACATTCATAACCTTTTGCCAGTATTTGTTTAATAATTCTCCTACTAAATCCTGCAATCCTTTTTGATACTTACTAAGATCCTTCTCACCAAACCTACCCTTCATAAATTCTAATTGCACCCAGCGTCTTCCTGAAGTGTCTGGGGCACTCATTACATCTTGATTGAACGCACCAAGGATGTTTGCATCTAACTCTATTACCACACCTCCACTTGTCTGTATACCCTGTCCAAAATAATTAGGCCTCATCTCAAAGAATGCTGAAATACCAGCTTTCTTACCCTGCATCTTTTTAATATTTCGATACCCAAGTTCGTTTGTCACATGGAAAACAGTAGCTCGAACTTCTTTGGGCCAAATCCTTTTCATTATTGAACTAGACAATGGCATCCAAAATGCATTGAAACCTATAGAAGATCCCTGTGCAACATCAAAGAGTCTCGTAGAAAGACTCTGTTGCCACATCATCTGTTCTTTGAAGGTTCTCATCAATCTAACTTTATTTCGTAGTTATAAGCAACTACTCCTTTTGTAGAACCTGGCATCTTTCTCAGATACACATGAATGGTTGAACTTCCAGTATGATGACCCATAGTAAAGTCAGCCTTACCTTTTATCATCTTTCGATCATCAGTTGCATTGACAGTAATCCTTGCAAGTTTCCTTCGCTTGATCTCATCGGCAACATACCTATCAGTCCTATCATCGTATTCTTTGATAAATTCTTTGTATGTTTTCATTTTCCCTTTATAAGCTTTTGGAGTTCTGCCGTGGACCCGACAAAGAGTGCATTGGTCACATTCTTAGGTCCAGAGGATTCTCTCACCTTTTTCTTGGTTGTTTGTAGATTGACCAACTTCTCAGTATTCTCTGCGTTGGTCTTCAACAACTGTCCTGCGACCTCGTAGGCTCTAGGATGGTCAGTCTCTTTTGCAACCTGAAGAATTCCATCAAGTGCATCCTGACCTCGTTCTATTATATGATAAAGATTTTCCCGACTATATTTGAAGTCATCGTTGTCTTCATCCGTAGTCTGTACCCTTGGGATTGCAGGGACAGTTGTGGTGGCTACTGCCTTTTCTGCAATACCCAAGAGTTCATCAATTTTTTCCATACCATTATGATGTTATCTGCGACCAATCAATAAATAAAGATGCAAGAAGTTTATTCAAACCACCACCTCCAGCTTGAGTCCAATTTCCAGTTCTGGCAATAGGAATTGCTTTAATGTGTCTAATAGTATCTAACCCACCCCCAAGAGTAGGAGTTGTTGCTCCAGTTCCATTTACACCATGTTCTGTATTATTAGACCCTATATTAGTTGCATATTGTCCTGTTACTTTCCAATCATCTAATACAAGTAAATATACTGATTCTTTATCTGCAGCTGAAGCAGGAGTAAATACTTGATTTGTATAATTACCTCCATCTCCAAAACCTAAATTATGATACTTACTTGAATTTGTACCTGTAAATCCATTTTTAACATGAACATATCCAACTACCAGAACAGTATGTCCTATTGTTGAGGTTGGTGAACTTGCATCATAATTCGGAGAACCTTCTCCATTAGGAGAAGCATCACTACCGGCATATGCACCATTTGCACTTGCCCACTCATAAAATGAAATTGGAAAATTTGTTAATTGTATATTACCACTTGCATCCGTTCCCATTGTTTCTGGTGCAAGTGGAGCTATTGTTGTAGTAGTTCCTGCCTTGTCATATTGATATCTCTTTAAATCCCAATGAGCCCATGATGCAATAAATGGTCTATTTGCATCTAATTCTGCTTTAATATTACTCCATGCAGTTGTTGGTGAACCCTCTAACCAACCCTTTGAAGCTGCACCAGTTCCTGCTGGGGGAGAAGTCCAAACAGAAGTATCTTGATTCCATGCAAGACCCATCGCAGAATCTAATGATGCAGAAGTATATCCAGCCTTAAGCATAAATTGTTTAAACCCAATATAAAAATCTGCAATAGGTGTACCTGTAAATGCAGTCCCAGCCGTACCATCAGTCGCAACTGTTGATAAAGTTGCATCCTTGGCTCCCCCATTGTTGGTATTCAAATACCAACCAATATCAGTCAAAGAACCACTTGCGGTATTATATGCATATGTTGAATTTGCACCAGAACTATCTGCTCGTCCAGTATTTTGAAACTGATGACTATGCCAAGTATTTGTACCTATTGCAGTTGTCAAAGGCCATATAGAAACACTAGAAAAAGAACCAGATTTTTTCGCTTTAAAATAACCAACCCAATTTGCCATTGCAGTTGGGACACACCATGCATCAGCCTCTGCACCATTCACATTACCAGACTGGCCATCAGCTTGAGAACTAGGATCTATCCACCAAGCAGGCATAGTATCTATCAATTTTGTATCTAAATATCCACCAAATTCTGTACTCAAATTTGAAGAAGAAAGCCTCAATCTTGCATTATTGTGTATATGAGCTCCAGTTCCTCCCAAAGTAGAATTCCATCGTTGATTTGTAGAATCATACATGAATTTAACTTCACCAAATCTACCCCCACGATTTTTAATAAGTATGGATTTTTGATTATCAAAATATTGACTAGTTTCATTTCCGTCTGGCCATTTTGGATTAGGATTGGCACTACTTGGATTAACTGTCTGATTATCTATATTATGACTAGCAGTAATCGCAATTTCATTTGTTTTACTAGTCTGATTTCCAATATCCTTCATAACAACTTCATCTCCATCTACAGGATTAGCAGGAAGTGCAATATGAACACCCAATTTATGTTGATCCGTTCCTGTTACTCCTTTTATTGTAGAATCAGTCCTAACCAAAATTGTTTCATTTGATTCTGTATCGGTATATCTATCTCCTGTGAGTTTAACTCTCTTTTCGGTATGATAGTCAACCTTATAATTTTTATATGCTGAATGTGACATATTTTTATACCTCCATTAAGATCCATCCATTTGTTGCTTCATAATAAACTAACCCAAATCCAGCTCTATTAGTATTTACTGTCATATCAGCTGCATTTCCATTTATATTGGTTCCATTTCTTGCAACTGTCATTGCATTAGTTGCTGTATTTCCAGACCCATCTATGATTCTTACCCAATTTCCAAATGATGGATTTGCAGGAAGAGTAATGGTTCTCGATGCGGCTGCAGAATCTACTATAAGTCTCTCTCCATGAGATGCTGTTCGATTTCCTATAATAGCACACCATCCACCATGATCTGTCGTGTAAATAGGACATTTTTGAGAACTAGAACCTCCACCCATTCCTGCATGAGCAGTACAATAAATGAAAAGAATATCTGGTGCATCCTGTTTTACTTCTATCTCAGTGTATGCTCCAGCTGACCCTGGCGTACCAGTTGTCGTTACACCACTAGTATATGCCGTTCCAGAATTCCAAGTTCCATCAGCCGTTGTTGAAAATGCAAGAATATGTGTACTGTTAGAAGAATTTGACTGATCAAACCTATATTTTGTTCCCTTTTGTAGATGTAAAACATTTCGTACATGAGTATTAGATTTAATTGCAGTTCCGTCTATTACAAATACATTTTGAGAACCAGAGCCATCATCTGCAACTGTAACTGACATCGTTACATAATTAACTTGTACTGCTGAATCTGTATAAGCCTTTACAGCAGCTGATGTTGGAATTGTTGTATCATTATTGTTTGATGCAATGGTTTCAGATTGTGTTACTAGAGTTCCAGCTGCAATTTCTGAAGTCGTGACTGCAAGACTAAGTTTTGTTTGTGCAATCGCAGCTGAGGCCTTAATATTTGCATCCTCAATATTTGTTATACTATTTCCAGTACCATCTGCATCAATTGTTTTGTTGGTAAGAGTGTCTGTTGTTGCTTTACCTATCAGAGTATCCGTTGCAGCAGGCATTGTCAAAGTATTACTACCTGACTGTTTTAGTGATACTATAACTGGAGTTGTCAGAGTCTTATTTTCAAGTGTCTGAGTTCCTGCTAAAGAAACTTCTGCATTAATAGTAACAGTATCGGTTCCCGATGCAGTGGTTGTAGTAATACCTGTTCCTCCTGCAACTGTAAGAGTATTACCATCTGTAATACTTTGTCCAGACCCAGCTTGACCAGCAAGTGTAAAGGATGACATATTTCCTCCACCAGAAACACCAACAGTATTTCCATTCCAATATAAAGTCCCACCCACATTATAAAGTTTATTCGTTGTGGTGCCTGGTGCAGAACCAGCCCCGACTAATAGTTCATTTCCTCTCAGATTGATTGCACCTGTATTAGTAATGTTAATATCACCAGATGTGGTTCTGTTTACAAACTTAGTTCCGTCTGCAACTAGTATATCCCCTGAAGTATTCGCATTAGAGAGATCTGTACCATCTCCAAATTCTGCATAAATTTCGTTAAAATTTGCGTTGATTTTGGTTCCACCAGATCTTAGGGTATCTCCTGTACCATCATTTGCTGAGGAACCTAATCCTACTGTTTGTTTTGCCATAGTTTACCTATTCGTCTTGCCCCGTTTCTGGGTTAAATGTTTTTGCATCCGTAAAGAATGAACTCGTTTCATTAAATCCAAAATCATCATCAAAATCAGAAGTAACAGGATCGGGTGTAACTGTATATCTCTGTTCCCTTTTAGGTGCAGCTGATGAGGAATCTGCAAATTGATCAACCTGAACTTTAGTGACAACCTGACCAGAGATTACAGGACCATACAAATAAGCCTTTGCAGTAAAAGATAGAGTATAGATAATCGCTCGTCTTTCTGTAAATTCTCCTTCGTAATTATCCTCATAAGAAATTCCTGTCAATATAATAGGAACATCTCTCTTATTACTCATTTGAACAATGTCGTTGATAGTGATCGTATATTCTGGTTGAAAATACGGAAGTATTTGCTCAACGATTTGCAATGCATCATCACTGTTCTTTGACATTGCATAAAGTTCAAAATCAATATTATAAGGAACAGGCATATATTGAGTGTCCACCTTATTCCCAGATGATCCAGGCTTTTTGACCTTCTGTATCTTATTCAATTTCCTTACTGGATCGTATGAAATTGCACCAATCTCAAATCCAATTCTAGGAAGTGTTATTGCAACCGATTTTGCAATATTTGGATCTTCTCGCAAACGAACCAGAAATTTCTGTTTGGGTCCGAAAGCCAAAGGAACCTTCATAGATTGTTGTACGTTACCAGAACTATCTTTTCTCGTAATATGAATATTATTAAAAAGTGTTCCAAATCCAATAACAACCTTTCTGACTGTCTCATGGTAGAATGTATTTCCAAGCATTATGTTACCTCACCAAAGGGGTTAATTTCTGTAAAATCAAGTATCGAATCACCTTGTGTTTCAAAGAAAATGTTATCAGCTGATGGATCTATCGTATCAATTAAGAGTTCTTCTTGAACGATAAAATCACCATCCTCTGTTATTAAATAGTTAGTTCCAGAATCCGTACCCGATTCTAAAACAAACTGATATCCCAATGCATCTAATGTTTCTGATGTTTCTATTGCATCAATCGCAGAGATACCAGTTGCAAATCCTTCACTACTGTATTCAAAGGTTCTGCACCTCATCTTGAATACAGGAAGGTTGTTTATCTGATAAAATGGATCATCATGATCCACAAAGGAAATTTCAAAGAGTTTCTTAGCCTTAGGAAAATAGATCAGATCCCCTTCATTCGGGCGTGTACTGACTATAAGATTTTGATCAGTACTAATTAACTGTTCAAACCTTCTCTTTGAAACTACCCATGTCGCTTCGTCCTGCATATCCAGACCGAAACGTGTCATCATTTCTTTCTGTCCCTCAAATCCTTCAATGTTATCTAGATACATCTCTATGATATATGCATCATTGAAAGAAGATAACCTATCTTCACCAAACAGAGTGTCTTCGTTTACCAGCTTTCTAGGAAGATAATAAACATCATGACCAAAAGCTCTGAGTTGCTCAATGATAAGATTTTCGTATAGCCTCTGTTCAGCAGTTGTTCCAGAATCGAAATATACATTTGTTGGCATATTATCCTATCATCATATCAGCAGGTAAACCAAATCCATTAAGCATTTGTTCTTCTAATAGCTTTATCTCCTCATCAGCCTGTTGATAAATTATTTCTCCGTTCATCTGGACTCCCCCTAACATTTGAACTCCTTGAAACTTGATCAAGTTGGCACCCCATTGTTTTTTGATAAGTGCCGTTGCATACTTCTTCAAGAACATATCATTATAAACATCTGTATATGTAGTTGGATCAAGTTTTCGATAACATTCAATTATAATATATTGATCTTCTTGAACGGCTGTCCAATCTTGATCTATATACAATCTATTTTGATGTACATTATAACGAATAGGATGTTCACCTGTCAATAAATGATCTATAAGATCTAAATGTTCTTGCAACATCTGATAGTTAATCATAGATGTGCTAGTGAAGTCCCAAAGATCATTCAGTCTCATTTGATATTTCATATCAAACATAGGAACTGTAGAGCTATCCGTGAGAGGTAATACTCTAAGTATTGAAACAACTGATGTTGGAATTGGAATCCATACTTTCTGTTCTTCCCAAGCGTATGCACCACCAGTATTATCTACTGTATCTGTAACATTTGCAGATGAATTTGTTTGAGATCTAGTCTTTTGAGTTGAAGTTATTTTATGTTTTAAGTAGACTCTCTCAACTCCATCCATGTGATACTCTGCAAAATATTGAAGAGCTTCATCTATTCTATCATCACATTGATCTGGATCAACATTGACCTCAATAACTGGTTTCCCTAGTGACCTGAGACAGTATTCTTTAAGTGTGTCTTTTGTTGTTGGTGTAGCCATATTCTATCCTAATGCGATTGCGAATGCTGATGCCTGGGCACTGACATGAGTTTTTACTGCGGCCTCTGTGACCAATTTTGTTTCACTTGCAGATGCAGATGTAAATGCAGAGGTTGCTCCGGCCGCATCAACCAAAACTCCATCTATTACTTGTCCTGAATCAAATTGCAAATTTCCTGAAAGTCCTAAATTTGTAACCCCTGTGAGTGTCCCTGCAATTGCAAGGTTTCCAGTTGATGTTATATTTCCTGCTTTAATGTCAGCTTGTGCAGATACATTTATATTTCCAGAAACCACTCCTGTATCTGTAGTAGTTATAAAATTAAAAAGATCCTCACTCTCATCCCATATAAACGCAACATTAGTACTAGAACCTCTTTCTGTAACGAATCCAGAATCAAAAGTACTTGCGACACCAGATCCTACTCCTGTATTTAATGCCAAAATAGGATCTTCAGTTGCAATCTTAACTGTCTCTGTGAAATTACCTTGGACTGTCAAGTTACCTGAGAGAGTCATATCTCCTGTAACTGCAAGAGTAGCTCCATCAAATGTTAAATTTGAACTATCCTCAAGTTCCCCTGCCGTTCCTGCGACCACCACCCGATTGTCTGTCAGATCTGAAACCTTTGCAGATGCAAGTGTCGCAGCTGTTGAGATATTTACATTCGGTGTAGTCAGAGTATTTGTAGAACCATCAAAAGTAAGATCTGCCTCCACTGACATTGCAGTGGTTCCATTACCTGTGAGTATCTTATTTGCAGTGATAGTTGCTAGTCCAGTTCCTCCATGAACGACTCCAATAGTATCACCCGCTGATGATTGTAGTTCTGCAAGACCTGTTACATTTCCAGATCCGTCAAATAGTCCTTTTAGTGGAGTTTTATCTGCCATAACTTATCTTAATTAGGTACACCTGTGTTTCCACCATCATCATCCCATGTAATACCATGAGAATGAGTATGAACTTGATGATTAGCTTTCGATATAAAGTGTCCTTGAAATAATGAAAATAACATCATTTGTTGGAATATATTATATGTAGTTAATGTTCCATCTGCTTTGGTAAAGTTCATCTTGAACCCTGTCACCGATATACCCTGTAAGGCTCCACCAGCAGTAGTGAAATCCAAAGTAGCAGCAACATCTTCACCACCTATTTTTTGTGCAATTCCATTAGAATCCCCAACCCACATTTTAAGGTCAGCAAGATTAATTCCTATTTCACCTGTAGCTAAATCACCATTAGCAGGAGTATCCCCTGAAGTTGTACTACGTTTATGTCGTATAGCTACTGCCATTAGAATGATCCACCATCAATGGTTGAAGTCCATTCAGGAGCTGTTGCACCACTATTCATTACCAAAAATTGACTTGCAGTTCCTTTTGCTAATGTTGCAATTGTAGTTGTTCCAGATGCATATACCATATCTCCAGCAGTAAACGATGCTAGTCCTGTTCCACCTGTTCCAACTGCAAGTGTTCCTGAGACTGCATTTGAATTTCCTAAAGGTAAAGATCCCCAAGTCGCTTCGTTTCCTACTGTTCCAGCAGAAAGAAGAATTTGATTTGCAGTTCCAGATGAATTTACATGAATTGCATTTGCATCAGCATCAATAGTAGTTCCCCCAACTACATTTATAGTATTTCCAGATTTTGTAAGACCAGTTCCAGCTGTAATTTGTCCTGCACCTGAAAATTGAGAAACTGGTAATTCTGTATTATTTGATAATGTTCCATCTGTTAATGTTGGAGTTCCATTATGTGTAAATACATAACCATTTTCTGCATTTGTTCCTTCTTCAACAAAAGTAAATGTTCCACCTGTAAACTCTGAGGTGGCATCACAATCAGTTGCCCTTGTTAATACAAAAGTAGCACTTCCAGAACCTACTGTAGTGACTGTATAGATACCATTTTGTCTTGCTTCTGCTTGATTTTTAACCAGAACTCTATCATTTGCAGTTAGAGTTACACTTTGTCCCATTCCAGCAGAAGAGTTAATAGAACCATTTCCTGACCTTGTTAATGTTCCAGTTGATTGTGAATATGTAACTGTATCCAGAGCAGCTGTAGTTGCAATTCTAACAGAATCTTTAACATCTAATCCCGACTTAGTGGCATCAACATACGATTTAGTAGCAGCATCCTGTGCTTGAGTTGGATCTGTGACATTAATTATTTTTGAATTACTAGCATTGATAGCACCAGTTCCATTTGGGTCAAGAACAAGGTTTCCATCTGTATCTGTAGTACTAATTGTGTTTCCATTAATATCAACATTATCAACTGTGAGTTGTGTCACTCCTGCAATAGCTGTTGATGTTCCACCTAATGAAGTACTAGTAGAACCTATTGTAATTGCACTGAATGCTAATTTTGCATTTGCTATCGACCCTGCGAGTTGTGCATTTGTAACACCCAATACTTTTATAGTTACATCACCACCTGTAACTGAAAAATCATTTGACGAAAACGAAGCAGCTCCCTTTGCGGTTGTACTTGCATCATCTATTGAAATTGAAATTGAGTCACCACTCACTAGTGTATCAATTGGGTCAGTACCATTAAAAGTAAGTGTATCACCTGTATCAAAAGAACTAGTAGTTCCTGAATCGGCTGCAAGATTGAAAGAAGAAGTTACAGTTGCCCATGACATAACCCCAGAACCATTGGTCTGAAGAAATTGATCTGTTGTTCCATCATCAACTGGTAAAGTCAATGTAACATCTGATGTTAGTGCATTTGGTGCTTGTATTCTAACCCTTGAGGTTCCACCATCTCCCTCAAGAAAATCAACTTTACCAGCACTACTTGTGACACCCACTTTAAGTTCATTTATTTGACCACTTGCATTTGCAATCAAAGCCGAACCATTAGTAAGAGTACCTGGCGCATGATCAAGCAATTGTGTGAAATATTCACCACCAATAATATGAACTCCGTTTCCAGCTGCATTACCTATGTAAAGTCGTTGACCACCATTTGTTTGTGATGCAGTTCCATAGACATACGCCAACTCTGCATTTGTTATATTAGAAGAGGTAGGTGCAGTATCAGAAGTTCCTGAACTTGGTCTTTTTATTTGAATTACTGTTGCCATTGTTTATCCTTAAAAATGTCCTCCACTGATAGAAACATCACCATAAGTTGTACCGAATGGTTGTTGATCCTTCCATTTGGATGAAGAATTTTGATATATTAAAAGAGAATTATCTGGTATTGTTGAAGCAATACTTGTGTCTGACATTGAACTAATTGCTCCACCTTCAGCACCAGCAGCTGCCATAATATTCCATTTTGTATTGTCCGTTCCTGGCGTTACATTTTGACTTGTTGCAACTGCAATATATGAAGATCCATTATAATAAACAGCTTCATTTAATCCATATACTGTAGTATTTGACCATCCACCTTTCCAAGTTATCTCACCAGTTGCTCCAGTTGCACCTCTTGGTATTGTGAAATCTAAAGTTGCAGTTGTAGAATTTCCAGAATTAGTAACTTCTGCATCTGTGCCAGGTAAACTTGTAGTGACTGAACCTACTGAGACTGTAGCAGCTGATCCTTGAGCGCCATCTACTCCTCTATTCCCTCTAGGTATTGTAAACTGTAAACTCGTTTGATTTGGTGTGCCTGTTTGTGCGACAGATGCATCAGTACCTTCTCCACCTGTGATTGTTGTAAGAATTTGAATTGTTGCATCTACTCCATCAGCACCAGCGGGTCCAGTTGCACCTTGTGGTCCTTGAACTCCAGTTGTTCCAGGCTGTCCGTCTTCACCATCGGCCCCTGCCGGTCCAGCTGGTCCTGCGGGCCCCGTTGCACCAGTATCTCCTTGTGGTCCTTGTGTTCCAGTTGCTCCTGTATCTCCTTTTGGTCCTGTTGGACCAGTTAAACCAATTTGTCCTTGTGGTCCTGTTGGCCCTGCGGCTCCATCTGTTCCATCATTTCCATCTGCACCAGCAGCTCCAGTTGGTCCTGCTGGTCCTTGTGGTCCAGTGGCTCCATCTGCTCCTGCTGGTCCTTGTGGTCCTGTAGCTCCAGTTGGACCAGTATCTCCTTCTGGTCCCTGAGCTCCAGAATCTCCTTGTGGTCCTTCTGGTCCCTGAGCTCCTTGAGCACCAGTTGCACCTGGCGATCCTGGCGCTCCGTCCGATCCTGCTGGTCCTTGAGGTCCAGCCGGTCCTGTTACTGATGTTCCATCTTGTCCATCTGCACCAGCTGGGCCCTGAGCTCCTTGAGCACCAGTTGCACCAGAATCTCCTTTTTCACCCCTTGGTCCAGCGGGTCCAACTGCTCCTGTTGCTCCTGTAGACCCAGCTGTTCCAGTTGCACCTGTAGATCCAACATCTCCCTTGGATACTATTACACTCCACTGAGATGTATTTTGATCTGGTCTGAGATCCGAATTTCCTTGTATACAAATATAAGAACTTCCATCATAATATACAACTTGATTCACTACATAGGTAGTCGCAGAACTCCAAGTTCCTGCAAAGGACATATCTCCATCTGCACCCTGAATGCCCTCAACCGCCATTCGTGTAACTTGAGGTACTGGAGCACCAACCTGAGTAGATGCGGCTACTTCACTTGCAGTTGTAGTTGTTCCTGAAATAGATCCAGGCGATGATAAAGTTGCATTAACTGGCATTACTGAGTTACCCTTGGATTAATTGTTACGATACCTTCAACAACTCTGGTCTTGGTTCCACCAGAAGTTTGAGTTATAACTGCATCATAAACGTATCGACCATGAGGTATAGCTGCCGTTTGTGTATTGGAAAGTGCAAGAGTGAATTGTCCTGCTGAAGCTTCTGTAGTCGTAGTTGTAAACGCTACAGTTGCAGAAGAAGATTCGTAAGTTTTACGAATTTGAGCTGCGTGAGTATAACCAGAAAGGTTTACAGCACTCCCTGTACTATCTGTAACTGTTACAGTAGTCGTGAAGTCTGCTCCTGCATCAATGAATATATTTGAAATGACCGCCATGTTTAACCCTCATAAATGTTTAAATATTTATAAGGGTTGACGATTAGAGGTGAGATTTAGGCGAATGCTATCCAGAACTCTTCACGTTCCTTTTTTGCTAGTTCACTTTGGTATCTAATGAACCAGAATGCGGCAATGATTACACAGGCAGGTATGCCCAGGTCCATCACCATTTGATATAAGTCAGGCATAGCCTCCGTTGTGTTGATTGTTGTAGGGTAGTTATAATATTGATCCGCTGGATTAGGATGATGTCCACT